ATTAGGATTTTGTTTATCAAACCAAAACATACGACTACCACAACAAGCATCCAATATTAATTTATCGTTTTTCATTTATTTGCAAAAATAATCGTTATTAAATTTTTCATTAATAATTATTTACTTACTGTTATTTATGTGTGGATCACATGTATGAGGGGCGTGACAGAATCGAACTGTCCTCCTCTACAATGCTGCGCATCACATTAGTCACACCAGCCAAACGCCCCATTTTCGCCCGCCACATCTTCACAGACCGAGCAGGCATGTAAACAAATGCCCGACTATATCAATCAGTCAACCCAAATTTAATTTTAATAACATTGATGATGGCTTTATACTGTTTCTCGTAAATTGTTCCCGAATGTGTTTCCTCCACCTTCTTTTCAAATTCTTCAATGCTACCACGAAAACATCCACAGGTTATTTCCACTTTCTTTTCTTTTGTCAAATATGCGTGAGTGTGGCGATTGCATGAGCCGAAACCGTCAAATCCGCAATGCTCGTTGTTGTTTTTTATATTAGCATCGCCGTACACCTGAGCATTGCCGGACACCCAAGCATTGCCGTACACCTGAGCATTGCCGAACACCTGAGCATTGCCGGACACCCAAGCATATCCAGACACCAAAGCATATCCAGACACCAAAGCATTGCTGGACACCCAAGCATTGTCGGACACCCAAGCATCGCCGGACACCCGAGCATTGTCGGACACCCAAGCATCGCCGGACACCCGAGCATTGCTGGACACCCGAGCATTGCCGAACACCCGAGCATTGCCGAACACCCAAGCGTCATTTTTTTGGTCTAAGTTCCCTTCTTTCTCAACATATCCTCCAAAATCACCTTTTTGGGCATATTTGAAAGATTTTGTACACTTGATTTGGAATAACTTTATTCCAAAAGAATTGATTACAAACTTATCTGTTAGTATAAATTTCTTTTCCATACTTCAATCAAAATTGAAATTATCCTCACCACTTGGTTCTTCGTCTGGCATATCATTACCGAAATCCATCGGAATAAACCAGTCTGAAATATAGTCTTGCATGATTAATCCTCCTGTTCCTGCTTAAAATATTCGTACTTTATTTCCCCATTTATGATCATGTCCATGATTTCTTCATCGGAAGATGTAGCTATTTTCATCATGAACTCATCTTTCTTCACCTTTTCAATATCTTCATTTTCATTCTTTTCCACCTTTTCCATCTTTTTTGCCTTTTCAGACATATAAGACACAGCATCTTTAGCTATTTTCAAGGCATACTCTGAATCGTATAAAGACATCATGGATTGAATATATATTCCGTTAATCCTGTCAAATATTTCCTGTTGGGAAAGGCTTAGAAACTTTGCCGTATTCGCTCCCATCATCACCTTTATCTGCCAAGATGTTTTTATATTCACTACGTGAAGCCATCCCTCTTTGATAGGGCTTTTAATAATATAAAAGTCACCTACAATATATCCTTCGTCTATTTCTTTCTTTTTCATAACTTGTATTTTTCTAAAGCAAGAATAATTTTATGATCTTCAAGGGCTGATTTTATGGTATCGTCAATCATCTTGTTGTGAGTTTTAGAATCTATATCCAATTCTGAAACATTGTATCCATTGTCAATCTTGTTCTGAATACTGAAATAATAATTTCTTATTTCCAGCACATTTTTGTGTATCTCTTCTCTTGTCATTTTCTCGATAAAAATCTATTTTTAACAAATGATAAAAGCATCACGGATATTTCATCGGCATATCTTGCAAAATCATCCTGATATTTCTCGTCAACATTGTTATCCATCCATAGGATTTGATTCTTTGCCATAGTACCTACCTTTTCAAGCGTTTCAAACATCTGTAGGCTAGATCCGGGGAGTGTTTTCTTTAGCATTTCATTCAGCTCAATGGAAGATGAGTGAATAATATCAGCACAGAAAGCAATGGCGTTGACATACATCATCCAATCCATTTTCTCATCATCAGACATCTTCTTGATAATATCCATGCCCCTTACATATTTACCGTCAGGATAAGCCTTGATATATGCTTCCTGAAACTCCTTTATCTTGGCTGTTACACGAGAGCATTCAACCATACGGCCTTTCTTGATAAGATCGTTCTGCTGCTTGCGCAACTCCTTCATCTTTTCCTCTCTCTCACACTCCTGTATTAACAAATGTCTTTCCATCTTCAATTATCTTCTATTATTTTTATAAGTTCTTTAAACTGGTCCGCAATTATCTCTAGTTTTCCCTGTATCTTCTGATTCATATTCCCGTCCTTGTAGGAACTCTGAAATCCTTCATAACGTGAATCAATGCTGGAATAGCAGAATGAATCAGACGTGATGTTTACCATCGTATTGTCACCGTCTATGAACGGTTCAGGTATGTCTACTTTTATCATCATAGCAATCCGAAATAACTGTCTAGTTTATCAATCGTTTTATCTCCATCCATCAGGACGTACTCAATGACTTCTCGCCCTGAAAGTGTTATTCTCAACTTGTCCACAGGCTGGACATTGGCTATACCTTTAGAGTAATTGTTATAATGAACAATCTCCCATCCTTTTATGGATGATAGCATTCTCCGTTTGCCACACAAATTTATAGCTTTTGGAGTAAATTCCTTCTCTTTCTTATCCATAATCAATCGTTTGTGAGCTACTCACGCCTAAAGGCATGAGCTTCTTCCTGTTTCTTCCTTTAAGTTTTCTTCATTTATCTGTCGCATAAATAAAAAGAAGCAGAGATCTCTTCAACTTGCGACAGTTATACATTAGACTTATGAAAAATGTATGAAGAAACCTCTGCTTATATTTTAGGTAGCAGCTATCATTATAAAACAAAAAAGTCCAAAAACTATCGCACCGCAAAGGTACATAAAGTTTTCATACTACCAAAAAAAATCATTATTTTTGCAAAACAATTAAAATGAGTAATATATGGTAAAGAAAGTGATTAGGGTGAATGTTAAATCACCTAAAGTAACATCAAATAAAAAGGCATCTCCCATAAAGGTCAAAATAAACATGAAGAATACGGGAGGATTACAGCCAACAGGAAAACAGAAATTATAATCTACAACAGTTTCTAAAACCATCAGTTATAGATTGATGATTATTTATATTCCTATCTCCGAATCGTTGATGTAGATACAATGCAATAAAGAAACATACAGTTACAAATCCTATTGATATATACGAATAAAACATAGTGCATCTCACATCCTCAAACACCACATTATTAAATACAATATCTAGTATTGCGTATATAAACATTTCAATGACAAATACTCTATGGTATATACAAAATAAAAATACCTTTGACAACACATAAAACAATATTGCATTAAACAGTTTGGCGTTAAAGAATATGGTAAGGTACTTGTCCGAAAACGGAGTGGCATACTGAATATACTCCAATGTGTCACCATCATAATATTCAATGATATCACCTGTTCCAACAGAGTGTATAACCTCACACTGACGGACAAGTATAGCAATACAGAACAATATAGGATAACATCTTATCACCCAAATAAGAAACGTCCTGTAGAAATTGTTCAAACTTTCCTCTAGCATTTTGTCTTTCATCTGACCCTTCTAGCTAAATTTCTAATAATATCTTCTTTCGTTCTCCCTTTCAACAGGCTAAGATCTATTGTTGCAGAACCCACCTTTACGCACCCATCAGATATGTATTGCTGAACACGTTCGTTCACAAGATAGTCAGCACCAAGCATGTCCAATTTAGACAGTCCTTTTACATCATTGCTCCTGCTTAGTATAAATCCACCTACTGTTCTCCATATACGCCTGTATTGGCTTATTCCGTCCTTTACAGGCATGATTATGTCGTTTTCAAATAAGGGTATTCCGTTCATGTCAAACACGCCTGTAAACCATTCTACAACGCAACCACTGCTATCTCTTACACGCCCATAAGCATCTATGGATACATCGTCAATAAGAAGTTCATATCGCCCCGTTACTCCATTAAATATACGGAGTAACGGGAAATCAATGTCATTTCTTCCCATTTCCCTTAATCGCTTCAATACATTCCTTTACTCCATCATCAAAACCATGCTTGTACCCCTTAGCGTATTCTCCAATGTTATACACCGCCATTGCAAATACAAACAGAATAATACCTAAAGCCTTATGCCAACCGGGAAGGGATATGGAAAACGGCTTAAATGTAATTGTTAGATCTCCGACCCATAATAGGGCGATAATACATATTATTGTAAATATAATTGTTTTCATAATCATATAAGTTTTAATGCTTCCTGTAATCCTGCTTCCGAACAAGCGTAACCAATTTCTGTATTGTCACTTAAAATCCCTTGCATTGCGGATTTAGCCAGTTCGTATCTACGCTGTTCCCAGTCAATAGCTGAAAAATCAAGTTCGCATTCCTTGAATACCATGTTATCACATACATATAAATAATCTCTGCTATGTTGAGAGTTGATGTTTAATTGGGGAGTTACATCTACCAAAACTCCTGTTGATTTTACTCTTGCTTTCAATGATCTGCTCTACAAGCATTATGCACTCATTTCTTATCTCTTCGGTTTCGTTATAACCGCAAGCCTTGTCAACTAGTCTTTCGATGTTTGACTTGGTATTAGAAAGCTGTTTGCAGAGAATTTTTAATCGGAAATAATAAAAATCAATTGTTGCTATCTGCTCTATTCTTCCCATTTTTAGAAATAGAATCAATAACCAATTGTAAAGTATCCATAATTATCCAATTGCAGTGTTATTTCTTAATATTCGTTGAATGGCTTCTGATAACGTCCTTTCGTATTTATAAGTTCCCAAAGAACGGAATTTGTATTTGTTCATAAACTCATCCCTACCATGTTTTGTGACAACATTTCTGAATAACTCCTCAAAAAATGAGGGGTTGATAGATTTGATATTTTCGGGAATAATGATCTCTATTGTTTCATATTTAGAATCAATATCATCAATATGTGAGTTTTCTCTCACATAGACTCCTCGATCTCTACCTGTGAAAACCTTAGAAACAATATTGCCACGTTTGACCCTAAAGTCTTCTAAATTGATAATATTATCTTTACTTTGTTTCATAATTATAAATATATATATGCGTGAATAAATGTGCCAGGGAAAAAGAACTCGCTACATTTAACGTATTTATTATCAGGTTTGTCTTCAATATTTCCAGAGCTGTTAAATGTAAGGACTCTATATTTTTTTCCTTTTACCATAGATTCTGTTACTGGATATTTACCGTCAAATACAATATTTGCTTTTCCCGATTGTAACGTCATCTTTGATAATTTTGATGCGTTGCAACCTTCCATAATTATTCCTCCTTATCTATCTTAATATCAGTTACTTTACCACGATTGACAAAATAGAAACAACCCATCGCATCACATAGATATGTTTTATGCTTCATCTCACACTCATCGCATTCCTTACGCAATGAACATTTACTGCAATCAAAATTTATAGTGAACGCATCAATCATTTCATGCAGCACCCCATCTATTATTATTCCGTTTTTTACTTCCATATTAATCTCCTTTTTCTTTAATCCGTTCAAGCACATCCCTGTTGGATTCGAGTATTCCTTCAAAAGAAGGAATGGGCGTCCAACATATAACCTTAATATCATCCTTCTCGACACTTTTTCCTAAATATGATATATCACTATCAGTAGTCCATATACCATTTTCATACGTGAATACATCTATATGCTTACGTGATTCAGCTTCTCTATCATCGTATTTATAGTAATATAAAAATCCGACTAAAACACGCTGACCTTTATTCGGCAATCGTTTTTCAACGCTTATCCAAGGAGATTGCTTGGATTGCCATTCGGCACCAGAAATAAAAGATTTATAACTCTGTTTATGCATTCCATTAATAAATCCACTTATTGTACCTTCGGTATCACATATTTCAAAATGCGTTTGGTGCTCTCTTGCTGCTTCTTCTACTGTCTGTTTCATATCAAAATACTATTTTAAAATCCTTTCCTTTCAATGTAGGAAGCCTGTCGGTGACAAACTTCTCCAGTTCCTCTTCGTCTATCGGGAACAACGGGCAATATTGGTATCTGAACGTATGTACAAACCGCCCGTCAAGCATTACATCAAAAACCAGTGTTTTCATAATTTGTTCACTTTTGTCCATAAACTAAACTCGGTATATAGATACTTCCATTTATCCCGGTAACGGTATTTGTCATTCGGGTATTGGCAACGGACACAATAATCCGTCTTATATAAAACCTCATAGATTGTACCCCTGTGTTCAAACAGTTCGTTCTCGTCAAGGGTTCCTACTTCTACCTTTTCCATTATCGTAAACAAAAAATTGTGTAAATAATAACAAATATGAAGTAGGATAATGTTATAATCACCCACTTCCAAAACTTATATTTATTCCTTTTTAAGCCATATATGAGTGTGGTCAATACAAGGGTGATAAGTATAAAGTATATTGCAAAGCTGATTCCGTAAAATGTGTTCATCTTTTCCTATGTGTTTTAGGATTCTTGTTTCTTTTTCTACGTTTCGCAATCTGCTTTCTGACACACCTATCGTCCTTGATACGGCATTTCGTTTTAGGTGAATCAAATGAAATCATATCAAAACCTTCAACAACAGGCTCATTGTAATATAGAATAGACGTTTCTTCATTATAAATCTTATCCTTATCGGTTACTATAACAGCATCACAATCACTGTTTCTAGCTTCCTCAACAGAATCATAACGTTCAAGGGAATATCCTGTTTCCAAATTTTTGAATAGAAGGTATTCGGATGAATTTATCATTGAACCTACAACAGCAATCTTCTTAGTCATATTTTATTCTTTTTATAGTGTTTACAATACTTAGGAGTTTTTCCTAGCCATTATTCTTTTCTGTAAAGCCATGCAATACATAAACGGACAAATACATTGATAGTGAATACATTCACTACAATGTGTTCCTAAATTCATTACCTTTGCCATAACAATTACTCCTTTACTAGTTCTATCGTAGGGCATTCATAAGACCAAACACGTAAGCCCATCTCCGACACGGTTCCATCTTTCTTCACCTTGTTAAACAATGGTTCAATATTGTCAGAAAAATCAATCCTATAATCCTTGACATAGGCATATCGTTTTGATTCATTAGTAGTAATACAAACCTTGCTTCCGATAGGATACTTTATGTTGGATTTGATATACTCTTTTTTGAGTTTTACCATTTCATTATTCAATTCGTTTATCTTTGATTTAAATTCTTCTTTAGTCATATAAATATACACACATAATTAACATTCAGACAAAATCTGTAACACAATAAGCCATATAATGATAATAATTAATCGTCTAACATATTTCCACATAAAACCCTCATTATCATTGCAAAAATAATTCCAAAAATCATAATATTACTCCTTCCTTACATTATTATCTATCCATCTCATAGCACCCTTTAAAGCGTCAGAAGTGGATCTGTAAAACATATCTACAAAAAGATCCATCCGTTGTCCTTTTGCACCTCTCTTAATTATCCTGTACATGAAGTCGTTTTCTCCAATGACTTCTATAGTACATCCCTTATATTCTGTAACATATTTATTTCTCATATAGCAAAGATATAGTTTATTGGTTTGCCAACAACTTTTTATTAACTTTTATTAATCGTTTTTCACAGTCGTTCAGATCTACATCCGTCTTAATTTTCTCCACAACCGAAGCTATATCAAAAGATTTGCATTTTTCATATAATTCGCTTATTGTCGCGCCTTGTATGATCACTCCATTCTTTTCCCCGGAAAAATACCCGTCAACACTCTCTATTACATCCCATTTACGACCTTCTAATATAGATTGTTTGTTATTCGTTCCCATTATATCAAATTGCTTAAATTATTATTCGTTTCGGTAATGGTTCGCCAATCTTATACAGTTCTATGCTTGTAACTTCTTGTGTTTCTTTAAGTAGGTTTATTCCATCGCTGTAGAAGTTTATCAGCCTTATAGCCTCGAATGCGTTACACGGTTGAAGCATTATACTACGTGTTTCCTCGTTAATCTGAATAAAATAATTCTTTTCCATAATCTTATTTTGTTTTTAGTTAGTAATAGTTCCGCCCGTGGAACTTGCACCACTTGTAAGGCTTTCAACCTTTGGCGAATAATTCGGCTTAAAAACCGTTGTTTTCAGTCATCTCCTTCAATGTCCCACACACGATCCAATTTGTTATCGCAAACAACGATTCTACAAGGAAAATGTATATCATTATCTTATTTAAATTAGTAACTTGCTGTATATATACGGACAGGGACAGGCGCATTATTCTCCTCTGTATATTGGTATCCAGTCTTCATATTCCAATAAGGGGAAGAGCCTAAATACTTTGTTATACTGTTGCTATAACGTACGTATATTCCGAAATAGTCCATGAACTTGCCGCGCTGCCTTGTATATCGGCTTATTCGCTTCCATTGCTTGTTTAATTGTTCGGGTGTCTTTGTTCTTTCCATGTCCTTTTTTTGTTTTAATAGTTAATCACCTTCTGTTATCAGTACGGGCGAGTTTTCATAAATCACATACCCGTATAATTTACCGTCTATTTCTTTGCCTTTCTTTGGCTGGTAGTCCCTTCCTTGCACGTAGAAATTACCATCAAAAGGGTATGCGTTAATATGCTTATGCGGTATGTCAGTTGCACACATTCCAGCCCAATAAGGGTATTTAAATAATTTCCCGTCCTTATCCCTTGCTATATAGAATTTCGCTAAATCTTTCTTATTATCGAAAAATACGGTTTTCTCGCTGATAGGTTCGTATTTGTCATTCACAGCAGATAAAGTATAAATCATTCCGATAATTTTTACCCCGTTCAAATTGCAGCCGTTAGTAAGTCGTTCTACCTCTTTTCTTGCTGCTTCCATCGTTGCGAAAATGCAGGTATATAGGTTTTCGCCTTTGCCCAAATAGGCGCGTACTTCGTAAATCATTGTTTTTGCTTTTTAGTTATTAATAGTTCCCGGTAGCGGTGGCGATCCGCTTGTTGTTCTCCACGCCGGGATAGTTGGTTATTTAAATACATGATCAATGAATACCGTATTCGTTTGCCATTGCCCTCTATGTTTAAAAACAAAATATCCGCGTATGGTTGCCGTTTCTTTCATCTCGTTTGCAAAGTCATAGGCCGCTTGTTGATTTTTGCCGAACTCCTTATTTATTGTTCCGCTGTTATTGCTCACCCTATAACGTAGCTTTGCAGGAGTTTTCGCCTTATCTGTAATAATATTCATATCTTTTCGTTTTTAAGTTATTAATTAGTTCCCGGTAATAGTATCACTCTGTTCGTTGTTCTCCATACCGGGCAATCCTATTTATCTTAATTCCCTAAATGACAGGCTTAACAAATCAGCCCAGTTCTTTGCGTATCTCTCTCATTTGTTCATATGATACGGTTACAATGTTTCCAGCAACTAACAAATTGCGTAAAATGCTATCTAAATTATTGTATATTTTATAAAACTCACAATACAGGCCGTACAGGTCTATAATATCTGAGTCGGTTAGTATTCTCCTTAAAACTCTTATTACTCTAATCACTTTCATTATTCGTTCAAATATAATTTTGGAAGTAACGGGAAAACATTCAAAACTTCTTTAAAACTTATTTCTCCAAATTTTTCAATAAATACGGAAAAATAACGTGTTCCCGTGTAGTAATCGCTTTTAAAGGTTATACAGTTAGGTATATCTTTTCGATTTAACGTTTTATAGTCGTTTGCGTGCTCTCTTACAAACTTAATCAATTCGGGCGTATCTCTGTACAGTTTGATTATGTTTTGTGTCCTAGTGCCGTTATAATACGCTCGTTTAACCTGTTTTTCGGGTAACTTGTGCCCGTCATAGCTTTGCCAAAACTTAATATTATCTCTTATGATATTTATATTATTGTTAATAATTGAGTAGGAGTTAATTTCTCTGTTTGCCTTAAACGTCCCTATCTGCATATGCTCATTCTCTAGGATAGGAGATAACTCTTTTTTAAGATTCTGTTTTTTCATTGCAAATAATGTTTATTTGTTTTTATAATCTCCGGCATAATCGTGCCATATCATAAAATTGTTCTTATATTCGGTTGCTTTTCGTTTTAAAGAACGGCTATAAGTAGGGCTACCGTCTAATATATAGCTCAACTCTTTTTGTAAAACCGCACCTAACAAGGGGTAAACATCTAGATAATTACCTTTACAGTCGTCCAATTTTATTACTTCATTACCTAAAGCACGTTCTAAGGCTTTATCCATTGACTTAATAATATCATCTTTGATATCATTGTATTTCTTTATAAATTCCTGTTTTTCCATATATTTAAAAATTACTTGGACAATTCGTTTAATACCCTATCGAGTCTTAGTAATACCCACGATTGCAGATATATATTAAGTCGTTTTTGAATATAGTTTGCAGTTGCTTTGTCAAATGTCGGGCAACTACTTGATATTATCGGCTCTTGAAAACATCCGACATTGTTTGTACATATATTGTTTATGCTTTTAATCGCTTCCTGTAATTGTTCTTTAGCGTATTTCTTTCTCATAGCTGAAAATATTAATAGAAAACTGTCAATAGTTATATTGTTTTTTGATTGATTAATAGGTAAGTTCTGCTAATACGTCCGTATTATACACGGGTAACTGTTTTGCGTATCTAGTACGACCGTCTAGGGGCGTTTCCGTGATAGTTAGTTCTAGTAAGTCGTGTATCGGTGTAACTGTTTTGCCATATGACTTACATATATAGCTTTTACCTGTTTTCGGGTTCTCAATGATTACTCGTATCATAGTGTTTTAATATATCGGTATTGATTGAGATCTTTCAATAGAAGGCTTTATTTTGCCCTCTATTGACGTTTTTGGATGGAGTATTGCACACTGTCAAGGATATATTTAGCATGCTCCCGGGCCGCTTCCTGTTTTTCCTGTCTGGTGGGTGTTATTCCGTCGTACCTGTATAACAGTTTGGCGGCCTCTCTGATTATGCCTTTCATTGTGCCGCAATTGGCAAGGTATTCTAATTGTGGTTGTACACCCTTGTTTGATTTTTTGATTAGGCAATTTTGCAACCATGTTGTAATATCGTATATTTCCCGCGTATTGTGTATATACATTGCAAGCAAATTGGGTACATCGTTTCTTCTTTCCATAATGTTACATTTTTAATTGTTATTATTTTGTTTCTGTTTTTCGGTATAATCAGTTACCCGTATTGATAGATACATGCAACCTAGTAGTATTAATGTTTCGATCATAGTTATTTACTTTTTATTTTTCCAAACTCTATAATCATTATCACTCTCAAAGCACATATAACCGCCAAAAACCTTGTACTAACTTGTGCAAAAAACGTTCTCATTGTTATTTTAATTTAATTGTTTATTGTTTTACTTAATTCACGTGCAAAACGCTTAATCATTCTTTTGCGTTGACTAAAATCGTAATTATAATACAATTTTTCCCACCGTTCGCACACTTTGCGCGCATTTTTGTTTTTTGTCCCAAATGGTGCATAGCCCGTGCAAATAGCTATATTATTATACGGTGCAGGTAATTCGAAAACATTAGCGGCCCATCCTTCTACACGTTCGGTGTGTCCGACTTTTGTAAGGTAATTTTGTATGTACTGTATTTCGCAATATCCTAATAATATTACATTTTCTTTGCCATAAATACGGTATATTTCTTTTCTTGTTGTTTTCATAATTCTATAAATATTTAAATTGTTCGTTATTCGTTTTATTCTTCTTCTTCTGTTTCCACTTCGTCCAAAACTTCTGAGATAGCTTGGCCTAACAGATAACAGCGTATTGTAACGTCGCACTCTTCCGCACCACGTTCCAAGTAACTCATATCACACCCGAATTCCGTTAACGCTTCCCCTAACAGATCCCAATTGTGACATAGGTATTCCTCAGCCGTCCACGCGTTAAATGTGTAAGTTCCTGATGCGTTCCCTGTTACGCTATCACATGTAAACAGTGTATCATTAAGATCCTGTTCCACTTCGTCCCTATTTTCGGAAGTTACTACTATATTGTTTTCGTTGATATAGTTTAAAACGTCCCCTTTAATTGCTTCCAAATAATCGTATCTTTCCATAATTGTAATATTTAATCGTTAATAATGTTTATTGTACTCTGTATCTATACGGGCTTGTAACCGTTACCAACCACAAAAACAGGATGATAGCTACATTACAATATGTACGTATCGTATGTTTTTACGGCTTATATTAACTTATCCGTGCATAACGGACAAGTATTAAGGCTTATGTATAGGATACATATACGCACATACATTATATTATATTAGGGATGTTAATCGCATATCGCACTAAGTTACTATCTCCATTATCAAGTAAGACCCGTGCCTCTGCATCGTGGCTAACAATACCGCTGTTTATATTCCGCTTATTCCCTGGTTTGCGGATCTGTACCACGCTCTCACCGTGGCAAGCTGTTTCAATACGTCAAGTATCGCTTTGTCTTTCCGATCATGTCCTATTGACTTCCGACACTGCAAACATACGGCGTTTTTGATTAGGTTGTATATTTCATTAACATTCATTATAAATTAAGCCCGTTTTTTCCAAAATCAATACTGTTTATATACATATTTTAAATTAATATTGCATAATATTAATAGATCAGACCGTGCAAGACCTATTTTAGCTTAATATTATGTTTAATTTCAAGATTTTTCAATATTAATTTGTGTTAAATTTGGTTGTAAGCGTCTGAACGTGAGGGAATTACGAAATCTTCGTAGAAGTCACTTGTAAAGATATTTTATTTGTAAAGATTTCGAAATTCGATTGTCGTAGAAAAGAATTCTTTTTTATTTACAAACGTTGAGAATCGTGGTAGATAAACGTGCGTAATTGCCTGTAAATCAGTGCCATACCCCCTTTTGTAGAGGCTTCGATGCGGGTGTGTCGCTCCTGATAAATTTTTTTCTGAAAATTTTTTTCCCCAAAATTTTGCTCGGATGGCTGATTTTGCGTTTTGGAGGTGTATTTTCGGTAGTTTTCAACAAAATCGGATAAATCTTTACATAAAAAGTTACGAAAATCGTAGGTTTTTCGGTGTGTTTCGTAGGTATGGTTGCATTTTTTATGTCTTTTTTTGCAGTATAAGTTATTGGTTTACAGTATTCTTCGTTGATTTCGTCGTTTTTATATGTATCTATACTAAATTACGTATGCAGTTTTGGTGTCTGTATGTATGTGTGTTGTATATGTAATGTACGTGCATGTGTATTGTAATATAGTATGTATCGTGTACGTGTATGTATGTGTTGTAAATATATATTACTTTTAACATTTAATACGTAAATTAATAGGGAATTTTTTCGTATAGGGTTACGATTCAATTTTTTTTGACAAGGATAAATAGCTTGTTTTCAGCCATTTAACCACTAATTTTTGCGAGTTTTTTGACAAGTGTTGAAAAACGAAGAGTTTACGAAGTCTACGAAAAATCAACGAATTTCGTAGGTTTTTTACGAATTTTCCCGAATCAATTAGTTGCATATGCAACTATCGGTGTTGAGATTTTTTATTTTATGTTAAATTAAGTCAATTTTACATTTCTTAACGTAGAAAATAACAAGTAAATAAAAAATTATAGTTAAATCATTTTAACTAAAATGAGAAAAATTATGACAAAAGTAAAAAATAACAACAATCAACATTTTTTACTTTTCTTGTTCAAAGCATACTGTGGACGTGAAAGTAAAAAATCTTGTGTCAAGAAAGATAAACTATCTTTCTAAACACGTATTTGTTAATCGCTTAAACATTTGCAGTTAATTAATTTAACTAATTGTTTTCGTATTGTTTTTTGCGCTATATTTGCAGGTGAAATCAGATAAAATGTGTGTGTAAAGATGGAAGAAGAAATAGAGATTAAACTTAGGTTGCCCGAATCAAGGCGTGTCATATGCCTGTCCGATGCAATGCCCGACAGGGAGCGTTGGTACAAGGGGATGAGGGTTCAGACGTGGCTGTTCGGGTGGGTTACGCTCGTCAGCTTCCGGGATCGTCACTGTTGTCTTAAACTTGACGAGCCTCTGGAGGACGGGACAAAGGCTGTGTTCGTGTCGGAAGCGTCATTTATCAGGCGCGTGCCCGTACCTTTAACTGCAAGGTCTATGGCTGCACAGGTAGCTGGTGTCAGCGTGGAGGGTGAAGTGCTGGAGTACGAGAGGAAGATGAAGAGCAAATGGGAGAAGGAGAGAAAGCGTATAGCGGAGATATGCTCTAGGTACGGGTATGTGATGCCTTCCGAGTGGAAACGGTCGTTGCGCAGATTCGCTTCGTGGTGCGAGGACCAGGTAAGACAGTACGGTCATATCGTGGATGCAGACTACCTTATGCGCCATGATACGTCCGTTGTTGGCGGAAGGAGCGTGGATGACCTTAGGTTCGTGCCCGATGTGGATATGGTGGATGGGACCGGGGCGAACGGGAAGCCTTCTGCCGCTCGCGTTTCACGGTGTGCGCTCATGCCGGGAAGCATCGTCACCGCCATACGTAACGCAGGGAACGAGATGGACAAGTCGGTGTCGTTGTGGCGGAACAGCTATTTCGTGAAGATGAGGCGTTTCGGGTACACGTTCAATACCTGCTGTGACGGGGCAAAGACACGTGATGATGCGTTCACATGGTTCAAGGACATTACCATACAGTACATGGCTGACCTTATAGAGTATTACGGGATAAGACGTGATTCCATCGTGTGCCGGAAGCTGGAGCACATCGCGGACGTGTATTCTTCGCTTGATGATATGGACTCACGCCCTGACATATCAACGGACGATTATGACCTGTATCCTGTTGTGATGTTCGGGAAGGTTGTGGACCGGGAGAAATCGGTAGAATCGGTAGAATCGGTAGAGAAAGGAGGGGAAAATGACTGTCGCTGAATCTGCAAAGGCTTCTTATGAATACATCCTTGATTCCGTTATGGGAAAGCTGGCGGACAAGGGCGGTGGTCGCGGTTTCCGTAAAGCCAGGGATGAAGGCGAGTGGAAGCGTTCTATTTCCGCTATGGTTGAGATGGATATAGCGGATGCATGTAGGGAGTGTAATTTCCGGCGTCACAGAAGTGGTTCCATAATGGCTTTTGACGGAAAGATATTCGTTCCCATGATGAAGGATGATCTGATGCGTCTGTGCATGGATTTGTGCCGCATAAACGGTCTTAGCGAACTGTATATGACCGATACGAGCGAGCGGTTCTACCGTACCATCGTAAAGAACGTGACGCATGAGATATTTAATCCGAAGCGTAACTTCATCACGTTTGACAACTGTGTCCTTGACACGGAAACGATGGAAACGTTCGATTTCTCGCCCATGATAGAATCGTGCATACGTATCAATATCAATTATGACCCGTTGGCACGCAGCCCGTTGTGGGAGAAGTTTTTGGACGATGTGATTCCTGTGAAGGACACCCAGGATGCCTTGCAGGAGTTTGTGGGGTGTGCCTTTGTTGACAGGAAGAAGATCAAGATGGAGAAGATGTGTTACCTTCTCGGTTGTGGTAGTAACGGTAAGTCGGTGTTCTTTGACGCTGTTGTCAATGCCCTGGGGAAAGACAATGTGTCGTATATGGAGATGGCTGATCTGTCAGGTGACAAGTCCACATGCGAGTACAATATAGCGATGATAAACGGGAAGTTGCTCAACTACGCTTCTGAGATGGGCGGGAAGGATGTGAGTGGGGGTAAGTACAAGAAATTCATTTCCGGTGAGCCTACTATGGCGCGTCTTCCTTTCGGTGAGCCTTTCCTTGCCGACATGATGCCACCTTTCATGGCCAACCTTAACAAGATGCCTTCCGTTTCGGACCAGACTTACGGGCATTTCAGACGGTCCCTTGTCATTCCGTTCTATCGTGTGTTTAAGGAATCGGAACAGGACAGGTCCCTTCCGATGAAGTTGTCTAAGGAATCGGCAGCTATTATCAACTGGATAATAGAGGGTGCAAGGCGGTTTGTGAAGAACAAGGGTGAATTTACGAGAAGTTACACGATAGAATCTGTTACGGAAAACGCAAGGCGTGATTCCAACAGTGTACTGTCTTATCTTTACGATTCAGGATATGACTCTTCTGGTGATATTGAAGAAATTGCTATCCGTGATCGTGATCTTTATGTTAAATACATAGCATATTGCAATGACTGTGGCGTTAGGCCTTACAGTAAGAGAAAGATGGTTGACATGATACGACAGGAGGGATTTTCCGTTACTTCTGCGTGGGATGAGAACAGGAATAGGTTGTTCCAGATTGTCTTAAGGCGGAAATATAACCCAGAAGAATACCTGCTTCAACAGGCTGATGATATAATGAAAGAAGATTTACCATTTTAAATTTAAAAATTGAAATTTATGAAAAAGTTATTAAGTATGATGCTGTTATTTACAGCGATGTCTTTAACGTTCTCCGCATGTTCAGACAGCGGGGATGATGTTGATACAACTTACACGGTTGTTTTTGATGTGAACACTAGTCTTTCCACTACCATTCATTTATTCGAGTGTAATGACAATGGGGAGAAGATAGGTAATAGGTCTGCAAAATTCAAATCAGGTGATTCTCGTACATTTACGGCTGAGTCTGGCGCGTCAAAAGTGAAGGTATATATAGGTGATTTGGTAAACAAGTGGGTTCAACAAGTATTTATACTCAAAAAAGGAGGTGATACAAGAATAACCATTGACGGTGAAACATTGGTTGGAAAGAATGAGCCGTAACTTTATTTAACCGTTATTATTTTTGCCATATTATTTTAATATGTATTTTTGCTGAAAAATTTTAGTTTTATGGATAATAAAGAAATTGTTTTGTTTGATAATCGTATTCGTGTTTCTAGTGACTGGTATGTTTGTGTATCTGATGTTCAGTCTACGATAAACAGTGCTCGTATGGGTTCAGGGTTGAACCGATATAATTTCAGTCAATGGTTGAAGACCATCTACGTCAATGACATGATATCAAGCATTAAGGAAAGTGGGAAGGATGCGTTCAAGGTTGAATTTGACAATGAATCAAGTAAGATTGAGCAGTATTGTCACCCTAGTGTATTTGTGAATATGGTTTTATCTTCCAGCCCTGTTAGTAGTAATGCCATTTTTGGAGAGGAATGGTTTAATGATTATCTTTGTGACAACTACGCTATTGACGGTCATGTGTATGAGCATGCCCGTATTCTTGCCATAGGCGGTTTATGGAGATATACTACAAAGAATGCAAGGTTTAGTGATGATGTACGTACTATGGAATCCGTTATGGATTCCGTTCCCGATGGTGATAAGGATGCTGTTTACAGTCTGTTTTTCGATCTTCTTGGAACGTTTTATTATAATTGGGAGATTGCATTGCGTTTTTCCATTAGATTGCTTTTAGGGGAGGATAAATGATTATGAGGTATTTTATTCGTTTCGTTATGTTTCTTATATACATTGACATAGTTTTTGTTCTTCTTGTATTTATGGTCCCTACTGAGATGATGTACAGATGGAGTGACGGTAAAAGACCTTATGGGTATGTTTCATGCCTATCAAGTTCATTGGGGTATCCTGATAATTACCGTTATACGTGGAGTGATTTCTTTAAGGATTTGAAACAGGGATGGTATAATTTTAAGTAGCATGGCTTCTATTGATTATGAGTATATATTTTCCAATCTTGACATTGTGCTTGGTCTTCCTCTAAGGCGTAGGGGGAAGAGATGGACTTTACCTGCCCGTATAAATTTGGAGAGTCATAGCAGGAAGGATAAGCTCGTTTTCTATATGAACAAGTCGGGCAGTATTACCGTTACCGAGCAGGGCGGTGATTCTGTCAACCTGTTTGACTTTCTCGTGTCTTATCTTCCCGGTTGCAGTAGTGCTTCTGATGCTTTTAGGATTCTGTCAAGCCCGGAAGGTTGCAGGATGAGTTTGAAGGATTTTTACGAGAAGGAGTATGATTCGGGTAGACAGGAATCAAAGTTTGTTGATGTGAAGTATGTTGACAGGCTTAGCGATGCCGGGCATTGGAAGGGTAATAACCTGTACGAGTACCTTTCAGGTGTTTTCGGTGTTGATTCCGTGAATGATGTGTTTTCAAGGTATAAGGTAGGATGTCTTGGAAAGGAATCCGCTGTGTTCTGGTATTCCGACAAGGATGGTAACGTGTGCCATGATAACAGGATAAGATATGAGGTGAACGGGCACAGGAAGAAGGAAGCCCATGCTTTCAGGAAGTTTACTACGGGCGAAGGATTTACCTATCGCGGTTATTTTAAGCCGTTTTTAGGGGAGTATTGCAGCGATGCGATAACTTGTATGGTTGAATCGGAGAAAACTGCCATAATAGCTTCTATGGCTTTTGGTAACGGTTTTATATGGACAGCTTGTGGCGGAATGAACCAGCTTGGAAATAAATTGCCAAAAAATGTTATTTTGTTCCCCGACTTTGATAATAAAGCTATATCTTTGTGGGGTGACAAAGGACGTGTGGCGAGATGGTGGGAATACCCTAGCCTGTCTTTTGGATTGAAGCATAACGATGATATCGGAGATGCTGTTATTAATAATTTGAAGAGTATTAACATTAAAGAATTTAGGAAATGGATATTGGAATAGGAATTGATTTTAAGGAAAATCTTCTTTCATTGCGTAATTATATCTCTTTGGGATTTAGTTGTGATGATATTGATTTCAAGAACGCGGCTATTGCTTCCATTGATAGAATGATGGAAGAAGTATTGGATGAGCATGATGTGAATTTCTTTGACGCATTGCAGAATGTGATTGACAACCTTGATGAGATTAATACGGTAAAGGATGTTCACGATATTTGCTGTGAATTTTACCATGTGATGGATGAGAATGAGCGTGTCATGCACCGTGAGTTCTTTGAAAAGTTGAAAAAGTATCGTGAGAGCAAAATAGAACGTGTTGTCCCATTAACTGATCATGAACTTATTATCATAGGAAACAAATATTTTGATTTGAAAACTGGTGATGAATGTGTCGTTGACAGTATTATTAGCATGTTGAGTTTACGTTACGGGGTGGACACATGTGCTGTTTTGTATGTAGACCGTCTTGGTAATCGCATAGCATGTTCTGTTGATGATTTCAGGAAAAAATTCGGGGTAAAAAAAAGAGCATGAACAGAAGAGGTGAAATAAAGATTGACGGAAAGGTTATGGGACCTGATTACGGGAAATACTTTTATTCTCCCCGTGGTAATATGTGGGCTGTAACCTTGTGTACGTATGACTGTGATGATGGTCGTATGTTTGAAAAAATAGAATTGTATAGGACAAAGGATGAGGCTAGGGAAGCCGCATTTAGATTAAACACGGATGTTAAAAATGGATAAAGTAAAATTTGTAAAATTAAGACGGGATGCAGTTCTTCCCGAAAAAAAAACTGATGGTGCTGCCGGGTATGATTTGTATGTTCCTGACAACACATTGATAAGAAAAGGTCGTAATCTGATTAAACTTGGTATAGCCATTCAGATGCCATCAAATATGAAGGCTATTATCAAGCCGCGGAGTGGATTTTCCCTGAAAGGTATTATTGGCGTTGACGAGAAGTATCATGACGCAGATGTGTTGGATGGTGTTATTGATTGTGACTATACCGGTTGTATAGGTGTTATAGTGAAGAGTTTTGAGAAAGATCCTTTCTATATTGCCGCAAAGGAGCGAATCGCTCAGCTTCTTTTCAGTAATTATATTGAGGTTGAATTTGTTGAGGTTGAAAGCCTTGATTCAACGGATAGGGGTGATGGAGGTTTTGGTTCTACAAACAATGCAGGGAAATGAGAAGGAAATTTTTATTATTTTTGTCTATTTCTTCAATAGTATTATTGGGGGTGTGTGGTTGTTCCAATGATAAGGATGATGAATACAAGGATGCTATTATCGGGACATGGGAACTTGTTCAGTTGACATACTCCCACAGCTAAAGCAAGTGGGATTCTTGGGTACAAACGCATGATGCTTCCGAAGAAGTCTTACCCATGCTCTCCAATTCGGAAATGCCCTTCCGAAGTATATTTTTAGCAGCATTCAAATCCCTATGGTTTATACTACCGCACTCTGGGCAAACCCATTCACGGTCTATTAATTGTAGGGATTTGTTTACATATCCACATTCACAAGTTTTACTACTTGCATACCATCTATCAATCTTATGTACGACTACTCCATACTTTGATGCTACATATTCCAACTTATTTATGAAAGCAGCGTGCGCAAGGTCATTCATCTTTCTTCCCCACATCTTTGTCATACCGGTTAAACACAAATCTTCAATGAAGATGTAGTCATACTTTCTGCAAAGTTCGTGAGCTAATTTGAACTGATAATCCTCTCGCTTGTTATGCAAATGTTCATGTAGTCTCGCAAGTTCAATTCGTTTTTTCTTACGATTATTGCTATCATTCTTACATTTTGATAGGTTGCGGGATTTTTTGCGAATCTCCGATAGATGCTGTTTGAGAAATAGTGGGTTAGAGTATTCGCTAACATCAGACATAGTTAGATACATTTTCAATCCAAAATCAATTCCTACCGATGCACCATTATGTGTCTTTCGATATACCTTTGGATTTGCATCCGTCACTATGACTACATAGTATTCGTTTACTCTTGAACGCTTTACAATTACGCGTTTGATATTCCCTTCGTATTCTCTTGACTTTGAAAACTTGAAACGAAATTTACTATTAAGTATCAACTCATTCCCGTGGAGTTTATATCCAGCCTGCTTATATACAATAGATACAAATTCAGCGGCTTTTTTAAATTTCGGTGGTCTTTGTGCAAGTTTCTTGAAAAAACGATTATACGCAGTATCAAGTCTTTCTATTATTTCTTGACGAACTTGACTACCAAGATAATGTCTTTTATATCGTTTGTCAAACCACTTCTGTAAGTGACACCTATTAATGTATTTTCCATATAAAGAATAATATCGTTTCTGCATGGCAAGCGCCTTATTCCAGGTGAACGCAGCTTCTCTAAGCATATCATCAATATGCTTTGTGCGTTTTGTTTTGTATAACTTATACTTAAATGCTTGCATGACTCAATTATTATTTATATCTTTGCCACAAAGATAACAAAAACAAGTTAAACACACAAATTTTTGAATAGGAAGATGCAAAAAAGATGGAAAACAAATGTGGGTTGTGTGTATAATCTCGCACACCATATAATATGGTGCCCAAAGTATCGGAAGAAGGTTCTTGTAGGAGATATTGAAAAGCGCCTAAAAGAACTACTATTGCAAAAAGCAAAAGAGAATGATTGGCAAATAGATAACATGGAAGTGATGCCAGACCACGTGCGTATATTTATCAAAACAACTCCTTCTGATTCCCCAGCTTTAGTAGCAGCACAACTAAAAGGGTTTACATCACATCAATTAAGAAAAGAGTTCACTTATCTACGAAGCAAACTACCTACATTATGGACACGCTCTTATTATGCGGAAAGTGTTGGTCATATATCAGAAGATACAATTAAAAAATACATAGATGAGCAAAAACTTAAATAAACGGATTTATCCCATTGCTAAAGCAGATGGGTTTTCTCTTAAAATTACTCGTAAGATACGAGGTTGTTGGACTGATGCCCAATACATGTACGTTGAAGATGATGATGGGAGGTGACAGTATGGATATTAAGTGTGAAAAACGATGAAAACAAAAAAGATAAACAAGATTTACGACAAGGGCTATGATAGTGTGTTGAATAAGTATTTTATCTTAGCCATGTTTGTTGAGTTTGGTGAAACGAAGTATGATCGTATTTTCTTTTCTGATAAGAAGGATGCGGATAATATAAAAGTTGGTGATTTGTTATGATGGGAGTTACGTTGAACAGCAGGGCTAAAATTATAAACCGTGATAAATACATTTCACTTCACGGTGAAGATTCTGTAAGCAAGTCAAATGTGTTCGGTAAATTTGTCACTGTTAAATATTGTTTTGAGAATGGTGAAAAGTTTCTTTGTGCGGACGACCAGGGTAAAGAGTATATTCTTTTCTCGGATTGTATTGCTTATGTTGATCATGTTAAAGAGAGAAGCATTCTTGATGAAGCAAAGGATATACGTAGTAACAGCAGGCAGTCTGATTATGGTGATGCTGTAGTCAATTTTGAAAATATTTCCAAGATTGCTTCTTTGATTACGGGAAAGGAATTATCTCCTTATGACTGTGTGGCTGTTCAGATAGCTTTAAAATTATGTAGACAGGGATTCCATAGAAAGCGTGACAATATGGTTGACTTGGCTGGTTATGCTGATATTATGCAATTAATTGTAGACAAGGAAAATGGGGAAAAAGGCTGATAATGCGTTGCTTTTTAGGAGGGTCTTGTCGGCAAGCGGACTCTCCGATATTGATGTAAACAGGAAAAGCAGGAAACATGATATCGTGATGAACCGTGCGCTTGTGTGTTGTGTCATGCGTGACATGGGATTAAGCATGTCTGAGATTTCTGATTTCTTATGTATTGACAGGAGCACTATATATAATCTTTTGAAATATACTTCTGAACTTGACGAGAAGGTTAAGTATGTAAAAGGCAAAATGAAGGAGGAGAGATAATGCGTAATAAGAAAGGATGGGGTAAACTTCCCCTTAGTAACAATCTTCTTATTGACGATGAAAAGCAGAAGAAGATTGAGATAGCCAAGAATATTGATGATGCGGACGAGATGGAGTTATGGGCTGCTTCGGCTTATGTTATAGATACCAATCCTGTATTGTTTTATAAGGCAACCCATGAAGTTGATAAAGACATGTCCGAGCGTACTTTGTTGATGAAAGCAAGGCAATGGGTTAATTCTCCCAGGATAGCCCAGATTGTCAATTATGCCAAATCTTCCATGCTTGCTTCCGAGTATGTCACACCTGCCATGAGGCGTGTTTTGGAAGAAGAGAAGAGGGAAAAGACAAAGGAATTGATAAACAAGGACAATCTTGAATTTGAAGATGCTATAAAACTTATAGAAAGTTTCCTTAAACGTTCTGATATTGACACTGCTGATTTTAAGGATGTAAAAGGTGCTTTGGACATGTTGGCCAAGTTTAAGGGTTGGTTGTCTGATGATGATGATGCTGGTGATGATTTTTATGATAAGACTACTATAGCATTCTTTCCTTATGACTGTGACTTGTGTGTTCGTGCTAAAGCAGGATTATGCAAGAAATGTGTATATCATAGGGAGTCAACGGGTGATCTTAGCGATGATGAACGTAAATGGATAAAGGAAAACGATACATGGAAAGGATAGTCTATGTCTGTAAGGAAAACTACTAATTTAACGGTAAGGAATAAAGAAAGGGAAAGGCGTGTAAGGGAAATAGAGGAAGAGGGAGTATTTGATTATTTCCATAAATTTACTCCTGCCCAGTTGTACAGATACCTTTCACCTCTATGTAGTATTGATGCGTTACGGATATTGCGTTTGTGTATTGTTTCCGCACAGAGGGGAGATAATATGATAACATTGAAGTTTATAAGGAGGCAACTAAAATATAAACCTAGGCGTTCTGTTTTTGATTCATTGATAAATGCCGGATTGATAATAGAACCAGTTCCTAATGTTTTTTCCTGTACGGTGAAGGTGAACGAGTATTCTCATATATTAAGCATGATGCGTATTGATGATAATGCTCCCGATGTCGTAGATGTGGATGATTTAAATTGTTATAAAGTTGTAGCAGAGGATAATATTAGTTACCGTGTCGTTAGCAAACGGGGAAGTGTTGTAAAGAGTTTCACTGACAAGAGTGAAGCAAGCAATTATCTTGACGAACTGTATTTCCCTAAAGGTGAGGATGGTGACGTGGAAGCATTGTCGAAAGAGGAAGAGGAAGAATTAACTGTGTAATTAACTATTTTTAGTATTGTTTTCTGTATTAGTTTATTTTTTAAGGCATTAAGAAACAAATAAACACCATTACAAAAATTTAACACATAATATTTCCCAATGTCATTATATAGTATTACATTTGCACCATACAGGGATAGGAACGGAGTAGCTACCTTCCGACAAGCTGAAGTCAGTACGGCTTCCCTGTTCTCCTTTTTACTGGCGAAACATAATACTGATTAATATGCAATTAGTTTATAAATTTGACATCAACCATTCCGACAGGCTTTGCTCTATCTGCCGTGTTACGAACAACCTGTACAACCAGGCGTTGTATATTGTCCGTAACGAGTTGAAGGATAACGACAGGTGGCTGTTCTATCCCGACTTGGACAGGATAATGAAAAACGTCACCAACCTTGAAGGTACGATAAATTACAGGCTTGTGAAATCACACGTAGCCCAACAGACATTGCGTGTGCTTGACAAGGCAATGAAGGGATATGTCAAGGCTGTAAAGGATTGGGCGAAGAATCCGGGGAAGTATAACGGTAAGCCCGAACTGCCATGCTATCACAAACGTGGAGGGATGAGCAATGCGATATATACCAACCAGTCATGCAAGATACATGACGGGTATATAATACTTGACCGTGACTTGAAAATACCCGTTCCTTAATGGGAAAAGTACAAGGACAGAATCGAACGGTTCAAACAGGTTAGGATAATTCCAAAACGTACATACATGACCGTGGAGGTTGTATATGATTGTGTCTGTTCGGATAATGTCGGTACGGGTATGGCTTCGATAGACTTAGGTGTGAACAACCTTGCCACGCTAGTATGCGGATGCAATGCGCTGCTGTTTTCTGGCAATGTTGTCAAGTCATATAACAGATGGTTTAACAAAACATTATCCATGCTGCAATCCATAAAGGACAGGCAGGGTATAGAGAAACTGACAAACAGAATGAGAAAGATGTATGAGAAACGTGAACGGTTTATGAATGATGCGATGCACAAGACAAGCAGGCGTATCGTTGATTATCTTGTATCACACCATATAGGCACTCTTGCTGTAGGCTACAACAAAGGATGGAAGCAATCCGTCAATATGGGCGGAGTAAACAATCAGAAGTTTACATTCATCCCTTTTGCGAGGTTGAGAAGCTGCCTTAGATACAAGTGCGAGCTTGCAGGTATCAGCTATATCGAACATGAGGAAAGTTACACTAGCAAATGTGACGCTCTAGCTATGGAGGATATATGCAAGCATGATAGCTATCTCGGTAAGCGTGTCAAGCGAGGACTGTTCAAGTCGGCAGTTGGAAAGGTTATCAATGCCGATGTCAACGGTGCGCTTAATATAGGTAGAAAAGTATTCGGTGATTCTTTTATGATAACTGATAGTGGGCGTTGGTATCGTCCCGAACGGATTAACGTTCTAAAATGTGTGTAAAAATTAACATTAATGCTTTACTTTTGTCGCATGAGATATTGCTATGATAAAGAACGGTATGATTATCTTGTCAACGAAATTTTAAAATGTGGCAAGATACTTAAAGAGAACACCACTAACGGTAAGGATGTTAGCTGGAAGGTTTTCTGGATAAGGGTGGACGCTCACAAAAGAAGGCTGTCTGCAATGAGAGAATTAGACAAAATAAAAGAGGAGAAATATAAAAAATAAAAAAATGGATTTAGTATTAAATTGTAAAGTAAAGAAAGTAGGTCAGTTACAGACTGGTACAAGCAAGGCAGGTAATCCTTGGCAGAAGAGAAATTTTCTCGTTGAGGAAATTGGTTCTACATATACCAAAGAGGTGTATTTCTATGTAATGGGAAACCTGTGTGATCTTCAATTGAAAGAGGGTGATACTATTACTGCCCATCTTGAAATCAGAGCAAGAGAATACCAGGGTAAATATTACAATGAAGTTGGGTGCTTTAAGATAGATATGCCGCAACCAGCACAAGCACCTGCACCTGCTCCATCACCTGCACCTGTTCAGCCTGAAAGACGAGATGATTTGCCCTTTTAGTATTGCAATGCTATCCGAAATGTGTGGTTTTTGCTTATATTGATTAAATTCTTGTTTTTGTTTGCGGATGGAGGTTTATCTTTTTTGCCATATTTCGGGTTTTCCTCCATCCGATTTTATTCATAGTTAATAATGAAACGAATAAAGAGTAAATTTCCTTTAGCTGACATATTCAATTTTGTGTTGGGTAAGTTATCCGTCTTAAAATCTATTTCTGAGCCTGTAACTTTCTCTTCCCGTGATAATTCTTTGCCTGCATTGTTTTACGATGTTGTGTTATATGAAAAATACTTTAATGATACAATGTCTAAACTTACAGGGTGGATTGATGTCATCAATGAATATAAGTCTGTTGGTTATGATCATCCTAAGTTTGTTGAGATGAAAGAAAACGAATATAGAGAAACATGGATTTTTGATTCGGAAGATGATATTCCATATTTTTCTTTTAAAAGTTGTTTGGTGTATGAAGATTATAGGGATATTGTCTTGGATTGCTCTGATGATGACATTATAAACATAATGAATGTAGTTAGCATTTTTAGTCGTTTTGATATCTGTGAGTTCTTCAAAATTCCTTCATATAAAATTGAGGAAGATGGAACTATACATGAGAGAACTTTTGCAGACAAGGAGATGGATAAGGCTTCAAACGGCGTAATGATTGATGATGTCCGTTCTACTATTATTTACGCTAACAGGAAGATTCATTCTTTGGTTGACTATATAAATAGCATTGACGAGGATAAATTTGATGAAAGCGTTGTATCAAAGATAGAAAGGGATGTATTTGAAATACTTTATTTGGAACAAGATAGCAATTAAATTATATTGATATGAAAAAGTACATTGGAACAAAACAGATTGAAGCAGAACCTATGACAAGAGGTGATGCGTGGGGAAAACATCTTCTTAGAGAAAAACCGTCAACAGAAAATTTCGATGATGAGGGTTATCATGTCCGTTATGAAGATGGGTATGAAAGCTGGAGTCCTAAAGATGTGTTTGAAAAAGCATACCATGAAGGATGTATAGGAGATGTTTCGGATGGTTATCATACATTCAATGAATTGTATCGTTACAGACTTCTTTATAATGCAGCATTTTTCAATGAGATTGCTAAATTAGGAAAGGTAGAGGTGTGTAAATCACATAAACACTATGACGGAGAAGAATGCTTTGGCGGTGGATGGTTTATTGTAATGGCTGAACTTCCAACAGGTCAAGTGTCTAATCACTATGAGAATAAAGATTGGGATTTGTTTAATGTTCCTGAACTTGAAACCGCATTTGAGTGGGACGGTCATACTCCAAACGAAGCAGCAGACCGAATTGAGGCATACTTGAAACAAATCAACAAAAGTACTTTTCTTGACCGTATGCAGATAGAAGCCGAAGAAGTCAATGGAAGATATGTAAAGTTAGCCGCTTTCATAGATTCAGGGAAAATGGATGAAGTCGTTAATGATATGTACAACAAGTGTTTACTGGAAATCCAATGCGGCACAATGTTCGACTATATACGCCTTCTTGACACTCGCATACAACGTATGCAAGGCTCTGATAGCGCAGAAGTGCGGAAGATGAACTTTGGTATGGCGATCAAGGCTCTTAAAGCAGGTTTTCCAATTCGTAGAAAGGGCTGGAACGGGGAAGGATTAATGGTATTCAAACAGGTTCCAGCTCATATAGAGAGTGATGTTATTCCAAAGATGCAATCTCTTCCGCAATCAGCAAAAGACCTTATTCTGAAAGGCAAAGGATTCATTGACTATACTAGTCAATGCCTTATCTACAACGAGAACACTGGGCGTGCTGATTCATGGGTCCCGTCTATTAGCGATGTGTTTGCCGATGATTGGGAGATTGTTGTTTAAAATAATTATTATATTTGTACCATAAAAGATCACTAAAACAATATTTGTCTTTAGACTGTTGCTTGGATTTTAATTATTTTCATGAAAAACGAGTAGGGGTGGTATAGTCCTCTTCATTTATACTATAACCACCCCTTATTTATTAGGAGCGTATAATCAGTTAAACACTATGTATATAAAGAATTTGTTTAAAATGTACAGAGATTGGAGAAATAGAAAGTTTGTGGAAAAGATAAACAAGGTCTATTTCAAACAAGATAATGACGGCAATCTTTTTATGGAAGGAAGCCTGTATGTTTATGGGAAAAACAACGGTGTAATTTCATCATGGGTGGATAAGTCACTTGATGATGTCAAAAAGTCTATATCTGACTTGCCATGAGAAAAAAAGAGCTTCTTAAAAAAATGAGAGAATATCAGTCTTGGCGGAAAGGTGCTGATATTCCCATTATGCCACCATCCGAAGTCACTAGGATTATTGATTCCGCAATAACTGTGATAGAAAAGTCTGATACAAGCAAGGCGAATGCCGTGCTGTTTAAAAAAGAAGTTATAGACAAACTTCACATTACTGTTGGTGCTATGATTTTGGACGGGTATGACGAGTTTGATTCCTGTGTAAAATATGTTAATGATTTAATACGTGAGTTAGATGAAGATTAATTTGTTTGTAAACGGAAATTTGGTGTGCGACCGAAGCGAAGCGAGGGAGCACAGGGGCAGTCTAGCTGCACAGGGGCAGTCGAAGTTATAACACTATGTGGTGAGGAACTTCCTAGTGATTATGACATTTCTGATGCTGTTATAATTGATGGCGATATTCATTGTCGTAGTATCAGTTGTAATGGCATTGTTGTTTGTAAAGGTTCTTTTACTGTTATAGAGGAAGGGGGTGATTATGGGTCACTCTAACGGTAAAATCACTGCACCTGTAGGATTGGATAGTGATGTATATCCTACCCTAGGTATCGGTCCTACTAGTGATGGTTATGATTTAGGGTATGCTTGTCTTAGCGAAAAAATTAATATGTGGAGTTATATAAAACCCAAAGAAGCGTCTAGCCCTTCATTTGACAATGCTAGTTTACCTGGTATAATTTATGATTCTGTAAATAAGAAATTAGTATATGATAGACCTAAAACATGGGCCAGGCTTACTGATTTTGATGGATACGATCATGGGGCTAAACCTCTTACAATAGATAAAGATATTCTAACTAATCCTGTAGATGCTACAAAGACAACGTTTGTACTTACAATTTCACCATATTGGGCTGATTCTAGGTATAATTGGGGTAAAATACTTGGGGGATTTACTTGGTCTAATATGAAGATAAAGGTGGAAGTATATAATCAATTAAAGAAGTTGGTGGATTCTGGGGTTTTCGTTGTAAGTAGTATTGATAGTACAGGAAAAATTTCAATTACCCTTAATCGCAATAATCTCATATCTATGGGGGATACATATATTTATATTAAGGGTTATTTTTGTGATTACAGTGGAAATGTATTATGCTTAATCCCTACTACATCTGACGGATTTATTCGTAAGCCGATAGTGGTTACTCAAAGTCTTTCTATTACACTTGGAGATACAACAGCCAACGCTTCTGGATTCTCTGTTTACGGACAGTTGACAAATGGGTCTACTTCTTCTAAATGCAGATTAAACATTACAAATAACACTTCTAGTGATTACGTTGCTTCATCCGGCAGACCATACGCTAGATATAGATGGAGAGCGAAAGATGGATCTTATACAGGTCAATGGTCAGGTAATATATTGATGCCTTCGTGCACAAATATTCCTAAATCATTTACCCGTAATGACGTGGTTGATGCTAGTAATCCCCCATCTTATGGTAATGTTACTCAATGGTATGTTGATTATCAAGTTATTATGTATTAAACACCGGATATAATATACACAAGCAATGGGCATGGAACGGCAGCTTAGGTCTGTCTGTGTGTATTCTGTATTGCTCATCAATGCAGAACTGGCATGGATTTTTAGACGTTACTGCTGTCCTCCATCCCTTGAAATTTGGAATGTTTTTCCATGAGTTGTAATTTGCTTCATTGAAAATACCTAGAATCATCTGTTGTTCTATAACATACAACTGGCTTATACCGTTTGTAGCATATCCTCTACCGTAGTGTTTCTGTTTGCTTGGCGGAATAAATGATACGTTATATGGTGATGATATGTTATTCCATATCTTCTTTTGAACCTCATCTGTTATTTTTTCTATATTGTTCGTTTTTATTGACAGTAATGTATTGGCAAGATATACTTCAACAACAGCGCGAAATCTGTTTGTGTTTGTGTTTATTCTCTGCTTTGTTGTTTCTCCACCGTATGTCCTTTCCATATATTCCTTAATGCCGTTATCCGTCATTGAAATATACTCCCATCCAAGATCATCGTTTAGTTCGAGTGACAGCTTATTGCTTTCCAATACATATTGGTATATGTCGTTATATATATCCTCACGGAACTCTTTGGTCAGTTCCAGCACTTTTTCTTTTTGTCTATCCGGGAGTTTTGATATTGACTTGAATGATTTAGCCCCTGCCAAAAGAAATACGGCCAGAAGGTCTTTAGAGAACTTCTCCGCACGTTCTTTGGTTGACGATTTGATACCGTTCGCAAGTCTTTTTACCTGGAAGTAATAGTCTGCAATCTTAGATGTTTCTTCTTTGTTGATCATTGGCTTCTACTCTTTCTGTTATACCGTTTGCTACCATGTTTATCATCAAACTCTTGAAATCACTTTGACTGTAAACTTTTTGCCCAATTGATGCTAGAGTTTGAAATATGACAATTTGATTCTCGTACAAAACCTTTTGGTTCTGTATGATAGCGTCAAGTTTCGATAATATTTCTCTTTCGTTGTCCATAGTGCAAAGGTATGTATTTTAAACAAAAAAGGCAACAGTAAAGATTCACATCTGCCTGCTGCCAAAGTAAAAACATCGTAATGGTTCATTTAGATAGTGCAAAGTAACAGAAAATATGATATATTTGCAATGTATCAATAAATAAAAAGGCATTTATAACCAATTAAACACTATTTAACTAAATTGTTTATGTCATAATTTAATTTATGCTTATATTTGCAATATGAAACGAGCATATAAATATAGACTTAATCCTACTCCTGAGCAGATTGTTTTCTTCAACAAATCTTTCGGGTGTTGTAGGTTTGTGTATAACTATATGCTCGGTAAACGTATAGAAGCGTATCAGCGTGACAAGACGAAGATAGGATGGGTTGGACTGGCTAAGATGCTTACAGAACTTAAAAAGGAAGATGGGAAGGAATGGCTTTCGGAAGTATCAAACGAGTGCCTGCAACAATCCATAAGAAATATGGACAGCGCGTTCGTGAAGTTCTTCCGTGAAAAGGCAGGCTTCCCAAATTTCAAGGCGAAGCATTACAGCAGACAGTCATACAAGGCTATAAATTCGGTGTCTGTTGACCTTGACAACAATAAGGTAAGACTTCCAAAGATCGGATGGGTTAAATTCTTTCCGAACAGAAAGTTTGACGGTAAAGTATGTTCTGTCACGGTAAGCAAGACACCAACAGGTAAATATTTTATTTCTGTCCTTGTTGACGATGGAAAGGAAATACCTGTAAAGCCTGCTGTCAGATATGATACGTCTATCGGTATAGATGTAGGTATAAAGGATTTTGCAGTATGTTCAAACGGTGATGTGTATGCCAATCCCAAATATCTTGAGAAATCGGAAGCAAGACTAAAGGTGTTGCAAAGAAGATTCTCAAAGACAAAGAAAGGTTCCAACCGAAGAGAACGGGCAAGGAAAATATTGGCAAGACAGTATGAGAAGGTTTCCAACCAACGCAACAATTTCCTGCATCAAGTCACATCAAAGATTGTCCGTGAAAACCAAACGATAATCATTGAGGATTTGAATGTAAAGGGTATGTTGAAAAACCACCGTCTTGCAAAATCTATATCATCCGTTTCATGGAGCGAGTTTTTCCGACAGCTTGAATACAAGTGCGAATGGTATGGACGCAACCTTATACGTATCGGACGTTTTGAAGCAAGTTCCAAGACGTGTATATGCGGATACGTTAATAGTGAATTGAAACTCAGTGACCGTGAATGGGTTTGCCCGAAATGCGGAAGGCACAATGATCGTGACATTCTCGCTTCGGTGAACATCAAACGGTTCGGACTAATATCACCCTTGGTAGAAGGGATTGAGGACGTGGAGTGGTCGGCAGTAGTCGGGACGGTGAAACGTCAATATGTATGTGTATAATTAATCATATATAATTACCTCATGGAACTATTAGTAGAAAGAAAATGGTGTAAGCCTGATTATACTATAGGGCGTTTGTATATTAATGGTGATTTTTTCAGTAATACGCTTGAAGATCGTGTTGTTGACGTGAATAAGAACGGAGTGTTTGATGGAAACGAGAAGAAGGTTTATGCTGAATCTGCTATTCCTTATGGAAGATACCAGGTTATATACAACTGGTCCCCAAAATTCGGGCGTAATATGCCAAGACTGTTGAATGTTCCTCATTTTGAGGGTATATTAATTCATTGCCTCCATCCTGAAATGGAAATTTTAACAGAAAAGGGATGGCTTAATATGGATGGGTTTAATAAAGAAAATCCTAAAAAATGCTGGTCGTTAAACATGTCAACAAATAAGATGGAACTTGTTTCAATAGATAATGTTATAATTGAAAAGTATATTGGAGATTTGTATTGTTGTGAGTATCCTAATGGTATTTATAATAGTGCGTCATATAGAGTTACTGATAAGCATAAAATGCTATGTAATATAAATCTTGCATATGGAAGTGAAACAAGGTTAATAGAAGCTAAAGATATACCTATTGGTTCTTCATTTATAGCATGTGGAAATACATCAATTGAATCAGGTGTTGATGAAGATACTCTTGTTATGTGTAAAATATGTATGCACGTAGTTGCTGATGGATATGTTAGATGGTATAATACTAAAACAGGTGAAAGGTGTACTGTTTCTTTTCATTATAAAAAAGAAAGAAAGATAAATAGAGTAATTTCCTTATTAGATAAATCACAATTAAGATATTCTGTGAATAAGAATAAAGATGGATCTACAACAATCAGAATTTTGCATCCTGATTGTAATAAAATAGCAAATATGGTAGATCCTAATCACTTGGGTAAGGATGGGAAATGTATTCCTAGTTCTTTTACCATGTTACCAAAAGAGCAAATGATTTCATTAATTGATGAGTATCATTTTGCGGATGGTAAATATGCTAATATGAAAAAAGAAAACTTTCAGTATCAAATAGCTTCTACAAATGTAGACACTTTAAACAAAATTCAAATAATGGCATTTCTGTCTGGATACTCATCTTCAATGTCTAATGAGAAAAGTGGAACTGATAAGTGGAAAGATGGGTATATGTTATCTATAAAAAAAGACAAACCAACAAGAACACCTGCTCAGTCTTGTTATTTTAAAAAGCCATATAGTGGATATGTGTTTTGTGTTCAAAATAAAAATCATACAATAGTTACAAGAAATAGTTTATTTGATGTGCCCTTTATTACAGGAAATTGTGGGAATACTGCAAAGGATTCTGCCGGATGTATCCTTGTAGGCAACAATACATCAAAAGGCAGACTTACCGAATCACGCTATACTTCTGACAAGTTGAACAAATTGATTGATGATGCGATAAAGCGTGGCGAACAGGTTTGGGTTACGATTAAGTAGTGTGTTATCTCATCAATCATGTGTTGAAAGAGTTACAGGAGCGATATTTTTGTCGCTCCTTGTTTTTTTAGTAATAATAGATTATGTACAGTGCTATACTATTCTCGCCAATTTTCCATCGGACGGTTTTCCGCCAAACAGGTGATTGATGTATGCAAGACCTTTTTGTGTGCATAGAACAACCATCACGACAAAACCTGGGTGATTCTCTCTTGGAATAGGCTTTTCTTTCATCTCGAAATACCCAGCATCAATATACTTCTGTTTTGGTTCGTTCCTGTTAGCAAAGAATACTCCTGCTTCACGAAGTTTCTTGAACAAAGAGTTTCTCCCGAAAGGCAAGCCAAGTATCTTTGCCGCCTGTCCTATATCGCACTTGCCTTCCATTGCAAAGGCTTTGTCTGCGAAGTCCGCTTTGGGCTGGAGTTTCTCTATCTGTTTTTGCTGCTTTTCATTCTCCAAAGCCAAGCGTTCTTTCTCTTCTTCGGCTTGTATTACCATTAGTGCAAGCTCCTTCCGGGAAAGTTCATGTTTGTTTTCCTCACATGCGATAAAATATTTTCTAGCTTGCCTTCCCCGTTCGTTGTTTTCAATCATAGATAGCTCTTTTGCCATACTGATTGACAGAACATATTCGATTCGTTTAGTAGCTCCTATTTCTCGCTCCACAATTTCGGTGAATGATTGAAAATCAACACCTTCAATAAAATCATAAGATTTAATGCGATCTTTAATCCATGTTGAAAAATCCCTTTTACTTTCAAGAAAAGAATGCAAATCACGTGCATTAACGGCTTTCTTACCGTTATTATCACTAATAGGAATAAGTTCATTCGTTGTGACGTTCATATTTTAACGAATTGTGATAAAAAGAAACCCTCCGTAGGTGTGAACGTCACAACATACGCAGGGCATAGAAGTCGCAGATTGTTTCCTTTCTGCCACCTTAGAGGGATTCTTAATATCTTGTACAAAATCTGTTCGATTTATTTTGCCAAATATTATTATGTTATGACGTTCACCACAAAGTAAATAATAATTTTTGATATATAAAAACTTTGTGGTGTTTTTTTCTACATTAATCCAAGCACCATCCCTACTGCTCCCCAGAATACATCTCTCCATTCGGGCACTCCTTGTCTAAGCCACTTATCGTAGACGATTTCTTTTCCTACAAGAATGAACAAGGTTAGTGCTATTGCTGTCCATACGGAGAAAAACCATTGCGCCATGCTTACTACAAGTATTCCTGCAATGAGGTGCTCCATTCCGTCAACTCTCAAATTGTGAAGGCAAATATAGTCTAATGCCCTTCTTATTTTTCTTAGTAATTTTGTAAATTTTCCCATAGTTTAGCTGTTATCGTTGTTTTCGTTGTTTTCATTGTTTTCATTATTTTCCTCTATCACCCTAGCTTCCATATCGTTTAATCTTCTGTCTTGTTCGTCCATTCTATCATCTTCGTTATTTGCAGAGAAGTCACTTTCTTCTCTTGCTGTCTGTAATGATATTATTCTGGAGTTTACAAGTTGAACGAGTGTGTTGTTCCATTCAGAGAAGTCTATGTATGAGTATGGCTCTATGGTAGCGTTTATTCTTAGAGCGTTATAACCTGTTGCGTCACCTTCCATTACTCCTACATAGTATTTGAATATATTGGCCATGTCATTTATGGCTGTATTCATCATTTGTGCATCACTTCTCGCCCATTCCATTTCCGGCTCGTAATACATTGCCGTTGTTCCAGTAGGTCTGTCACCTGATGATGATTGCATTGGCGGAACGACACCGCTTCCGTCAAGTATTCCGTTGTATATGTTGTCTATTTCGGTGAATAGTGAATTTGAAGCGTCCATTTTACCCATGAACTGTGCATCATCTTCTGCTCCTACACGTAAAATGGAAGTTCCTCCCAATCCGTTTCTTTGAATGTTTATTCTTCCGTTTGTCTTGATAAGTAGCATTTGGAATGCCTGTCGTGTGTTGTATTCTCCTATCATGGACATTAAGAACTCGAAATCGTCTATCAAGTCCTGTACTGCCCCCCAAAATGGAAGTTCAAGCCGTAGATATACTACAGGTATAAATCCCAGGTTATGGAATTGATGCAGTTGTATGATATTTCCGTTTTCGTCAATATCCGTTGCTATATCTCCGTTGGAATCAAGCGTGTAAAACTCATCTTTAGTCCATACATCGACAAGTGTGTCTGTATGTTCTTCTCCGTCAGCCGATATGTATGTGGTTGTATATTCCCTTGCGAAAGCTATTCTTTCCCCTCTTCTGTTTTTATGTTCATACAGTATATCTCCTTTTGAGTAGCTGAAAGACCTGTATTTTATCTCGTCCTTATCCTTATATATATATATGGCAGCATCCCCTACCTTTCCGGCTTCGCTTATAAGTTCAAACTTGGCTGTTTCCATGAGAGAATCAGTCCAGTATTCCTTGTATGTTGTCAGCTTATCCCTGTTCTGCTGGTTTGACGCGCTTTTCTTTATCTGGAATTTAAGAGGATTGGTACATAGGTGTGATACCCTTTTCTTGTGTATCATCCTTTGAAGAGGAAATGCTCGTCTTTGCAGTACATAGGGAGTTGATGCCAATTTCTTTTTTCTTTTCTGAGCACCTACATTCGCGCTTTCATCATCCGATGATGTGGCATCCTCGTCTGACGGGATACTGTCTTTCCAGTCGGGTCTGTTGTGTATATAATGTCCTGATGTATCCCATTGTGCTAGAAAATCATCTTGTGACATATATTTGTATATCAAAGTGGAGCGTCTTGGTTTTTTCTTTGTTCCTCCACCTCTCCCATCGTCACATCTTGACGGAAGTGCCACTTTGAACGGTTCTTTTCGTAATAAAACGTCTAATTTTAAAATTTCCATAGGTAATTATAAATATTTTAATTCATCCATTATATCGTTAGGTATGTCAATCATTACATCACATATATCAAAATATGTCCTGTATAAAAATGTTCCTTCTATCAAGTCGGGCGAGCATCCTACAATCTTTTTTGCTTCCTGTTTTTTCAGCAGTCTTAGTTTCCCGTTTTCCCTTTCCACGTCACGTCTTATTGCTCTTCTCTGGTCCATCAGTGCTTCCCGTATTGTTTTGTTCACATACGGTTTTTCGAGAAGTTCCGGGTTTATACTGAATCCGCAATATCCTAGGTTTGTTCCTTTTATACGTGTTACCATCTCATCGGCAAGCTGTGCCCTAAGATCGAAATAGAATCTTACAGGCTGGTCATCCTTGCTTTTGTCTAGTCTTTTCGGAACACCTCTAAGTATTGCCAGACTTTCGGGGAATGCGTCACGGAATGTAGGTGCTCCAAGACCGTCAAATGCTAGTCTGTTTTCACCGATTCCCCATTTTCGTAGATTGTTTCTTACCCATCGGTTCAAATCCCTAGGCTTTAATGTGTTTGACCATTCTAGGTCTTGTAAGTGATGTCCTATGAAGTGCCCCATTACACAAACGTCACCAAGACCGTATGCTATATCAAGTGTTGCACATTCAAAATAATCGTCAAACACAGGCTGAGATGAGAACATTTCCTCCATTTCGTCACGGGTTATCCACTCGTTTCCCCCTTTTATCAGCTTCCATGAACCTAATGCGTTTATGGATACTTCCTGTGCTGTTCCTCCAAGGTTTTTCTGATAGTCGGGATTGGAAGCCATAAGTATCTTGTTATCTTCCAGCCCGGAAGCTATAAAGGTTATGCTCTTGATGTATCTTTTACAGTTTGTTTCGTCAATTTTGGTATTTTTACCGAATCTTGCGATGATATAATCTTTTGCCTGAGCAAATACTTCTTGTGGGCTGTCACCCCATGCTGTTTCATGTATTGTGTCTCCATATTGAAAAAAATATCTTACTTTACCTGAACGTTCTGGTATAGCTATCCCATCATCATCTACCCACCATGATACCAATTCTCTCCAATAGTCACTATACGGGTTTGGATTACAAGCTCCTGAGAAACTTGTCCTAAGTCCAGAGGAGGAACGCAATACTGTTTGAAGATAGTTTACAATCGGTTCTGTAGCCTGTGAGCATTCGTCTACAACTACTTTAACAACATTACCTCCTTGTTGTCTATCTTTAAAATCATTTATACCCTTTTCTCCTGATATGCATGCATCCCCGAAATAATCGTATCGTATTTCACCTCCTGCGTCAAGTCTTGAAAGGCGTTTTGAATCAATATACTCACCATAAGGTTCAACCATCTTTGAAACCACTTTAAGAATACCGTCCGCTTTTTCTGCGGATGTCTTGTCCTTACGGAAAACAAGTGCGGAAAATGACGGGTGGTTGCATGAACTCAGTATATCCATTCCAAGACATACGGATTTTCCTCCCCCACGATTCCCGTGAAGTATCTTTATTCCTGCCCTGTTCCTTAGAAATGCCTCCTGTGAACCTTTCTGTGGGGCAAGCATATTTACCTTGTACCCCTTGCTTCTTCTGTCCTCTATATATCTTTGGACGAAATCAAGGCTTTTATATGGTATGATTCCCCTTTTGCCATATCGTTTCAGCGATTTGACAACATCTTTAGTCTTTAATCCTCGGTATTTTAAGTCAATTTCTTCCATCGTTTTCTATGTATCCCGCAAATATAATATTTTTTTAAATATTTTTTTGCTTATACACATTTTTTAACTACATTTGCATCGGTAAGAGGTACTTACTGTGCGCAAAGGTCTTGTGCATGAATCACATAAAAAAAATAAATAGTATATGGATGAAAATGTAAAAGTCATTTTTGAAGGTATCAAGAATGCGTTGGGAGAAAGTAGCTCCGTTATTACAGATCGTACAATCGAACAGACAATTAATGAGTTCTCAGCGTTCGCACCGCAGGAAAATGCGGAAAAGTTCTGGAATGAAAGTGTTGTGAATCATTTAAAGAACACTGTGGCAGGTCAGGTAAGAGCGTTTGCGTCTGATAAGCGCAAAGAGTGGGATACAATCAAGGAACAGGAAATATCCAACTTGAAAAAGGAATGGGAAAAATCACATCCTGCACCACAACCGACACCAGCACCGCAACCACAACCTACACCGACACCAGCACCCGAACCGAAACCGTTTGAGTTGCCCGATGATGTTAAGGCTAAACTTGAAGAGTTTGAAAAGTTCAAGAAAGAGTTTGAAGCTAAAGAGCAGGAGGAAAAGCAGAAGCAGATTGTAACTGAAAAGCGCAAGAAGCTGTCTGATTTGATTAAACGCCCGGAAGCGGGTATGCCTAACGAGTTGTTGCGCAACATCATTTTTGAGAACATTCATATTTCGCCCGAAGAGGAAGATACAAGCATTCTTCTGAAAATACAGGGAAAGTACAATGAAACGTGTACTAAATACACAAAGGATGGCATTAATCCTTTCATCTCTGACAAGGGTGGTTCTAGCGATGTAAAGTCATTCATAGATAGAAAGAGAGAAGAATATAAGGCTAACAAGGAAAACAACATTGTCAGCCGATATTACAGTAAAATTAACAAATAGTTTTTTTAATTATGAAAGCAGGAGTTCTTGCAACAAGTTATAGTAAGATTGGTGGCGCAAGACATATCTTTTCTAATGATACGTCTTTGCACGTACTGTTGGTAGGATGTAACGTTCCAGTAGAACGTATGCCTACAGTTGGGAACAAACTTCCGGCTGGTACCATGATTAAATGCGATTCCTCAAAACAGGATGGCGGTGATATTCACTATTCATTCAGAATGTATGAGAAATCGGATTCTGGTGCTACGGTAAAAGTTGAAAAAATCATGGGTAATACAGTTGCCAAGGTTGGCATGGTTGTCGGTAAAGCACCTACTACTGCCGCAGGTACTACAACTGGTTTTACCATTAACGCTATTGATTCGTCTCATGACGAATATGACATCCTTACATTGTCCGGGGATGCAGGTAAATTGGAATTGACCGATATTTTGGTTGAAGTTACACAGGTTGGTGCTAGCGCAAAATTCAAGGTTATTCCTAATGCTATCCTGCCTTATGATGTTGACACCATTCCCGGTGCCACTCTCTATCCTTTCAACGGTGCATGGATGGTGACAAGTGAGATTTTGGAAAAACGCATTCCGCCCGTAGCTTCGGCAATCAAAAAGGCGATGAAGGATGATGAATCATATCCTTGCGTTTTCCGTTACACATTGTATAACTAATTAAATTTTTTGTTTTATGCAAAGATCGACATTTAGTTTCTATGATTGGCATTTCTCCGGGGAGATGCAGGAACTTATGGATTATGCCAATCAGAAATTTGATAACGAAAACTGGAGAAGCTACGGAGATTGGGATGTTCCTCAGATGAGTAAATCATGGAATGTCATGGTTGACGAATACACACAGGCTACCCGTCCTGTGATGCTGGCTCCTTTGGCTGAAAAGCCTATCATGGACACTACGGGATTTGAATGGTATTCTGGCCGTATTCCGAAGATGGGTCACGCCATTCAGTTTATGGAAACCGATATTCAGGAGTTCTATGAACTTGACATTCCGCAAGGCGCATTGCTTGACAAGATCCGTGAGAAATGGTACACAAAGATGGAAGCGTGTATCCAAGGTTTCCATACCGAGTTGAACTGCATGACTTATCAGGCTCTTTCTACAGGTATGCTTAACTATACAGCTAGTGGTACCAACTCAATCCCTGTTCAGATTGACTATCGTGTTCCTGCAAAACACAAGTTGAAAGCGTTGAAGCAGAAATGGTTTAGCGATACAGACTGGACACCGAACGAGAATGCAGATCCTATTAAAGACCTTCAAAGAATGTGTAAGATTGCCGACAATGACGGTGTACCATACGACCACTTTGAAATGTCCAAGGATTTGTATGACAACTTCCTGATGCACCCGAAAGTGACAGCAGCAGTACAGGCTCGTCTTGTTCCTGCCGCAGCATCTACTACAATCTATCCTATGAACAATCAGGAGATTGTTGATGTGCTGATGAAGGTGTTCTCTATTCCTGTGATTATCCCTATTGATGAGAAATCAAAATGGAACAAACTTGGTGTGATTGAGGAAGCCAAACCGTCTTTTGAAAAGAACACCGTTGTTCTTGTTCAGAGCGGTCAGTTCTTCCGTATCAAGAACTCACCGTCAATGTATTTGCAGGATACCAACCCGGCTGTACGTATTTCTTCTTTGGAAGGCGGACGTATCGCGTTCTTGCATCAGTATTCTTCTGAACCGTATGCGGAGAAGAGTTCAGGTGAGTTGTGGGCGTGTCCTGTGATGAAGAATCCGAACAACCTTATCATCATGAAGGTTGACGAACAGTCAAATACGGGATTGTAAAAGGTTGAACCATGAAGGTCATTATTGATATAAATGGCGAAGGCACAGCAAAGGGCGCAGGGGAGTATTTCATTGGAGATACTCTCACGCTCCAAGCTATTCCCGAAGAAAGTGTAGAGTTCGGATACTGGCTTATTGCCGACAATGAAACATTGAAGCCGGAGGATAGACTGAAAGTTTCGGATAATCCGTTCACTATTCAAGTTACCCCTCAGATAACAGCAAAGGGTAACATGAAGGTAGAAGCATATTTCTATATGTCTATGCGTGAATATCTGAAAGCACAGATTGACTATGAGTTGAAAAACACATCGTATATCAGTGTTGCCCAGAAATGGGGATTCCGTTTGTCTGATGATAGCCGTGAAACGTCTGAGATGAAGAAGGATTTGGCTTATGCTGATTTGTTGCTCATTGTTTGTACTGCCCCTTCAACGATACAGGGAAAGACGAAGAAAGCCGGGAACTGGTCAATTACCGACACAAGCAAGATTATTTCTATCAATGACAAGAAAAGATTGGAGCAACGCGCAAAGGATTTATACGCCAAATGGGGTTTGACTTTGGATGTTGGAACAGATGTTGAAATAACTAGATTAAGATGGTAGTATGGGAAAGAGTATTTTAGGTGAGGATATGTTTCCTGATATGGTGAGAATTTATCAGAACAAGAACAGTTCGGATAAATATCATACCACCCCGTATTGGGAGATGATATACGAAGGAAGGGCAAACATACAGGAAAAGGATACTGGTTCGGAAACGAATGATGTTGATAAATCCGAATATGCCGCCTACCTAGAAGATAACGATGTAACCATACCTTCCGGGTGTCTGTTGGATTGGCAGAATTTCAACCATCCGTTTTCGGACAACAGCAATAGTTGGCGTGAGATAAAGAAACCTCCATTTAACAATATGGAATTTGGTACGGTGATATACTTTAACCAAATAGAAAACTAGAATACTATGACAATCAATTGGACGGAAATAATACTTGCTTTGTTGGGTACAAATGGCATAACCCTTCTAACTTCAATGTTAATGTTTAAGCAGAAGAAGGAAAAGATGGAAACTGAAATTGATTCTTCTACCTTGGACAATCTTGAAAAGGGGTTTGCTATTCAGGGTGCTCAGTTGAAGAAGGCGCAAGAGGAAATTTTGAGTTATCAGCAATCTCTCCACGATGCTTATCAGAAGATACAGGAGCTTTACAATGAACTGAATGATATTAAAACAGAACTGAAATGCGCTAAAGATGATCGAGATTTGCTAAAAAAGCAGATTGAGAAACTGAGTAAACCAGTAACAAGAAAAACAAGTACAAAAAATGCAGGCAAATAACAACGATAAAGTATTGAAAGAGTTTGGTAGTAATGTCCAGCTTGCCTTGGATGCTTCTATCATGCAGTTCATGGAAGATATCGCCACGAATATCATGGATGATATAAAAGACATAGAGGGATTTACCAATCAGACTTTCAATCTTGAAGATAGTTATGGTTGTGGCATTTATAAAGATGGGGTCCTAAAGAAGATTGTGTGGGCAAATGCGGTTAAGGTTGCGGATGAACCAAGGAAGCGTAACGGAGTTGAGTATTGGGGACGTGAAGTAGCTAAAGATTTCTTCAATAGTTACAAGTCTGATAGGTCCGGAAGATACGAACTAGTTGTAGCTGCTGTCATGTTTTATGGGAAGTATTTGGAGAATTACCATTTATTGAATGTTCTTACAGATTCTTGGCTTAAAACAAAAACAGATTTAAACGGAGGTAAATATACTGTAGTTTTTAAAAAAATTGCAGCTAATATGTTGAACAAATATTTTAAGTGAGGTAAATGGGGTACTTTAATCCTTCAACGATAAATACAACCTTGTACAATATTGTATTGGACGAGAATATTGCTGATGATGTATATAAAGTACAGCGTCCTGCAAATGTTGATGATAAGGTAACGAGTTTTATTGTCGTAAACAATAATACTAGGATTGTAAGCAACACTGAAAATGGTCCTTATGGACATTTTGGGAAGGGCGAAACAATGGCTACGGTTACTTTGTTTGTTAGAGCATTACCAGGTAATATTTATCCGTCAATTATGGATGCGTTAAGTGAGAAGATTGTGAACTTATTTCCTCAAAAGGCTGTGCAGCTTCATTTTAAAATATTTAATGTTTTACCACCAATGTTTGATGGTGTCGGATTTTATTATACATCCGTTCTGTTAAACGTTGATATTTATAAAGATTAGCCGCATGGGAACCGTAAGAAAAAAGAGTGAAAACGCATCAATAGATACGTTTTCGACATATAGTAATAACCTTTTAAATTTAGAAAATAGAATGGCACGAGTAAATTTAGACACCAGCCCTGCTTACTTGAACGGGCAGTCGGCTGCTTTAACTTTTGATCCTATTGAAATTACCGATTCGACTCAATATTCATCATTTTTGAATCCAAAAATCCTGCCTAATATTGAGTCTGGTACTACAGAATCCGCAGGAACGGACGCTGACACTTCTGAAACCAAGAATGAACAGGGTGCTACTGTGTTCCAGAACATCACACCTGGTACTATGGCATTCACGTTTACAGGTATGTCTACCTCTAAGGCTGCATTTGCATTCTTTACTACTGGTAATACAACTCCTGAATTGAATTTGGATTCTCTGACTGACACACAAGACGCTTTCGGAAAAGGTACTACTCAAAAATTGAAAGCATTTGGGGCAAGTGCGTTTAAACAGTTTGTACGTCCTATCGGTATTATCAATGGTACTGGTGATCGTATGGTATTCTTCCCGAAAGCATCATGGGCCGTTAGCTTTACAGGTGCGCCTAGTAACGCAGGTTATCTTGGATTTTCTGTGACAGTTACAGCATTGGAAGTTAATACACAATATTTGAAAACCATGATGGTTCTGGAATTGGATAATTCAGTTGGCGGATAAGTTGTGTTATATATTATTAGCCGGGCATTTTTGTCCGGCTTTTGTTTTTTTAACTAATTTTAACTAATGTCGTTTGATTTTAATTGACCTTTGTTGTATTTTTGCTAGAAAAAGTATGCATGACAGATAGAGAATTATCAGACAAGTTAAAGTCACAGGCTATAAGTCTTGGACTATGCGATGACTGGACAAATAACTGGGGGAATCCAGATAAAAATCAATTGTGCGAGAAGTATGTCAAGGGTATTGATTTTTGTCTATTGAATAGATATCCGTCCAATGAAATAATTAAGGAGGAATTTGCTGGAGTACGAGAAAGATATAATATATACGTTGATGATACTAATATTTTTATAAGCAATCCTAAATGGTCTATATTTAATGGAGCTTGTGATTGTGTTGTCACCTATAATGACTATGGTATAGGAGAAATGTATGTCAAGGATAACAGTCATGTAAATATTGTTGCACTTGACAATAGCATAGTGTATATTACATTGCTTGATAACGCTAGTATTGAAATAATATCATCGGAATATACGAAAGTGTTCGTTTCCACAAATACACCTGAAAACATATCAAAAGTGGATGTAAAAGGTAAATTAACAGTAAAACCATTTAAGCTAGATTAATAACACATGGGACTATTTAACTGGAAACAGCCTGATTTAGACGATCAGATAAAGATGCAGAAGTTTGCCACTCATAAATACAAAGAGGTTATGGTTGGCAATAAGAAATTCAAGGTGCGTGGTCTTAGACTGGGTGCATACGATTATATTGTAGACAAGCTGTTGATACGTGACATTATCAATCCCGATACAGCGAAAAAGGAAATGATTGCAATTATGAAAAATGACGCATCTATTCCGTACAAAGTTGCAGCGGCAGGAGTATTGAACAACTATTGGTTTTTTGAGATAATTCCTTTTGCAAGACGTATATACGCTTGGTGGTTAAGCAGACACTATGATCATAAGGAACTAACTCCGTTGATAGAAGCCATCGTGGAGGGGGCTAATGTCGGTGATTTTTTTACAAATACAATCCGTTTAGCGTTCTTGATAGATACGACAGCGACATTAAGCAAGAAGGATGCCATGAAATTATCTCTCGATGCAAAATCGGCTCAAGAGGATCTATCCAAAAAGATTTCCCCCAATTCAGAGGAGATTTAAGGCTATTCGGAGGATTGATGATAATCAAGGACTGGGCTTTGCTATGGAAATATTCATGGAGTTATATACAGGCAGTAATAATGGACCAGCCTAAACTTGATTATCATTTTGAAGAGAAAGTTAAGTTGTATAAGGCTTCTCTTACAGAAGATTTATATGAGGAAGCCAATAAGGATGCAAGTGGCTTTATATATAGATTCAAAGAATCTAAACCTAAAGAAGAGCATCCAGATATATTACTAAAAGATGTTTTGCGATGATAACAAAATACGATCCTAAAATATATCCCCTTAAACTGTATGTTGCAGTGGGAGATGATCAATGGGGAAAAATACATAGAAAATTCACCAAACTTAATCATGACCCGATAGATACATCCAAAGATGAAATTAAGAGCTGTAATGGCATGACTATTTTTGTAAGGGAAAAAAGTACAAACCATTTAGGTGTACTTATTTGGTTATCCAACGATGGTATAGGGGTAAGAACTGTTGCTCATGAATCATATCATTTTGTATGTAATGTATTTGATTATTGTGATATAGCAATGGGGTATCAAAATGGGCAGGATGAGCATTTTGCATACCTTATAGGTTGGTGTGTTGAGTGTGTAATGGATAGTGTTGCGAAATATTTAAAAAAAAGCATTAAGGTACAAATTGACACAGATAAATAAAAAAAGCCCGAAAGTTACACGAACTTTCGGGCTATTTTGTAACCTGAAAACAATATGAAACCGATACCTATGTATCCAAGATTGATTAGTATTTTTTGCCATTTAGACAATTCCTTTTCTACCTTTACTTCTACAATTTTCTCTACGGTTATTATCGAATCTTTCGTCACTACCGTTTCTTTTTCCAAAGATGGAATACTGTCTTGTAGAAAGTCTTTCTTGTTTTTCAAACTATGAAAAAGCCTGCCATCCGACATTATTTTAGCGTCTGATACGGCTAATGATGTTTCCAAGTGTGAACTATCTTCAAATGTTGTATGTTGTATGTGTTCTGTTGGAAGAGTTATTATTTTTGATTGCCATACTACTCTTTCCGTTACTGTCGTGTTATGGTCTACTATAGTTGTATTTGTCGAAGATGGAAGTAGCTTGCGTGAACAAGAACACGACAGTAACAAAAAAAATAGCAATATAGAAAACGGCTTATTCATAAATTTACTAGTATTCGCTTTTCAATTATATTGTTTTTCCACAGGTAATTATATACGTTTATACACATACATATTGACGTTTCACCGTCCCGACTACTGCCGACCACTCCACGTCCTCATCCCCTTCTACCAAGGGTGATACCAATTTAGTTAAATAGTGTTTAATTGGTTATAAATGCCATAATACATTTATCTTTTTGCAAAGATAACATAATCGTTTTTATCCACAATTTTTAATATGTTAAAAAATGCTAATGGATTTTTGTTTGTTGTAAATCATGCTATTGTGTTTATTTTTGCTATTTTTGCAATAATTAAAAAAACAATAACTATGGCTGATGTTGATTTAGGAGCATTAAAGTTTAAGATTGGGCTAGATGATTCCGGTCTTGACAAACAGATAAAGGATATACAGAAGAAGTTGCAGGACACCTTTAACCAGGAGATGTCCTTCAAGCCTATGTTGACCGATATAGGCAAAATGAATGCAGAACTTAGCGAGGTTGTAGATAAGATAAATAAAGCGAATGAAAACGCGTCCAAGGTAGGGAAAGGAAAGTCGAACAAGAAAATGGATATACTTGTTCAGATGGAAGAATTGTCAAACAAGATTGTCGAAGCGACAAGAGAGTATGACAAACTGGAAAAGACTTACCGTAACATAGGCAATGCAGGCGGAGATAAGGGGATGGATGCAAGAAAAGCCAATCTTGAAAGCCAGAAGAAAGTGATAGATGATCTTGTGGCTGAATTGAACAGATTGAAAACCGCATATTCCCTTACTGCTAACAGTGTGCCTAAATTGTCCATTTCCGATGAAAGGGAACTTAACCTTCTACGCCAGCAATACGAGATGGAGATTGCACGGACAAAGGAGATGGATAGACAAGCATCAAAGCAGAAAAAGATGCAGCAGACCAATCAGAATTATATACAATACCTTTCTGGTCAGTCTGGACTTGCCCTTGGTATGCCAGAGGGAAGTGCTGAGGATTTGAACAAGAAGATTGCTGCCATACAGAAACGCCTTGAAGTATTGAATAATTTTAAGGTTAATATTCCTTTTAACAGCAATCAAATAACAAAGATTGACACTCTTATTCAGAAATTGCAAGGCAGGTTGGAGAAGTTGCAATCATCTTTAAGAAAAACATCAACGAATGAATTGCTTAATATCAATCCTACGTCTATCAATCAGGCTAACAATCTTATTTCTGAATTAACGAACAGGCGTAATGCGCTTAATACGACTGACGCAAACTATAACCATACCCTTACTCTTCTCAACAGGAAGATACAGGAACATAACAAGTTTGTAAACGAAGCTACATCCTATGGAACAAAGATGCAGCAGACCAATCAGAAAAATGCCGCAAGTTCAAAGGAATTTACCGAGGAACTGACAAAGCAGAGCAGAATGATGCGTGAGTTTGTCAATACGATAAAGACTTATGCAGGATTCTACTTTTTCAGAGATATGTTTCAGGAACTTGTTGCCATTCGTGGAGAGTTCGAGTTACAACAGGTGTCATTGCGTGCCATCATACAGGATGCAAGACGGGCAGACCAGATATTCAGTCAGATTAAGGGTCTTGCTGTAATATCTCCTTTCCAGTTCAGCGATTTGGTTGGATATACCAAACAGCTTGCTGCATTCCAGATACCTGTCAACGAATTGTACGGTACAATGAAAAGTCTTGCGGACGTTTCCGCAGGTCTTGGCGTTGATATGGGACGTATCATTCTTGCCTATGGTCAGATAAGAAGCGCAGGTGTATTGAGAGGGCAGGAATTACGTCAATTGACAGAGGCCGGTATTCCTGCATTGGATTCATTGAGAAAAAAACTGGAAGAAGTAAGAGGTGTGGCTCAAACTACTGATGATGTGTTCAACGCCATATCAACACGTCAGATTCCTTTCGAGTATATTCGGGAGATGTTTACCACAATGACGGAAGATGGTGGTATGTTCTACAAGATGCAGGAAATACAAGCCACATCTTTGAAAGGTATGGTAAGTAACCTTGCCGATTCATACAAGATTATGATGAATGACATAGGCGAGGCGAATGATTCCGTTCTGAAAGGAATTGTTGGAAGCATAACCGATGCGATGAACAACTGGAGATATTTCTCCAAAGCAATAGAGGGTGTTGCTGTAGGATATGCCGCATTGAAAGGATTGCAGTTGGCTAGAACAGCCATGCTAGGAAAAGAAGTTGTCGCAACAACTAATGCCATTAAGGCTGAGAAATTACGGGAAGCCCAGTTGCTTAAACAGGCTGCAATGTACAGAACGCTCACTACTGCCGAGAGGTGGAAGATAGCGACAGCGTCAAAACTGTCTGCCGTAGAGATAGTTGCTGCCGTTAATTCGGGAAAGATGTCGGCAGAGATGGCTAAACGTATTCTTGCCACGAATATGCTGACACAGGCTGAACGGCATCTTCTTGTAACAGAACTTAAACTGACAGGTGCGGAAGCTGCAAGAATGTTGTCTATGACAAAAACGACAATGTTGATGAACAGATTCAAACTGGCAACATTCGGTTTGACAAATTCATTGAAAACATTGTGGCTTACGATAAAGGCTAATCCGCTTATGACGATACTTACCGTTGCAGGACTTGTGGCGGAAGCGTTTCATATCATGTCTGCACGTTCGGAAGAGTTCAATCAGAAGATAAAGGATAGTGCAAAGTCTTTCCGTGAATCATACAGTGATTTGCAAAAAGACCTTGACAAGATAAACTTCGATAAACTTACCCCGGAAAACCTTGAACAGCTTGACACGAAACAGTTGCAGTCGTATGAGGAAACACTTACTGGAGTATTGTCTAAATATGGCAATATGGGGCAATATATAGTACAGAACAGCAAGAAAATAGATGATCAGAAATCTCGTGTGGAATATCTGCAAAAGTCGGCATCGGAACTAGAGCAGGTTTATAAACGTGCTGCTGAAAATGCGGATATAATGTTCAAGGCAGACAAGGCAACATCTACGGGCGTATTTGGTGATTCATTCTCTGATATGCTTAAAGATTACGAGAAATCATCCGTAAAACTCACTTCGGCAAGTAAGGATATAGAAGAGTTTCGTGGGCAGATAGTACAGGCATCCAAGGAGATTATAAATATGGGTAAGGGTACTAAGGAATGGAGAAACGAACTTACCGAACTGATAAACAAAGGGGCTTCGGCAGCTACTATTGTAGAGAAGATACGTTCTTTAGCTGAAACGTCAGGAGATGCACGAACATTTGAAATATTCAAGAACAAAGCCCATTTTGACAGTGAGGAATTGTTGAAGGAGTATGAGAAATTGAGGATGGGCATAATGGGCGAAACTGAAGAACTTGAAAAATCATTTAATGTTTTTGCAAACAGCCTTGAGAAAGAACTGAAAAAAGTATTTGTAGGTATTGATGTAAATAAATTAAATGATGCTCAGAAGGACTTTATAAGGATTCAATCTGAAAATTTTGCCACAACTAGCGAACTTGGGGAGAATGCTAAAAAATTGTTTAATGAATTTATTGACAAAAAATATGCTGTTAAAATAGAACTTGACGATAAGGAAGCACAAGAAGGATTGACGGGATGGAAAAAATCTCTTGACGAAATTACAGGGCATAAATGGACTATTGCTATAAAGGCTGCCGATGTGAAATCTATGGAGGATTACTTTAAATCGGTAAAACAGGAATATAAAGACGCCAAAAGTTCAATAGAAAATTTACAGCGTACCATTGATATGTATGTTAGCCAAGGAAAGGTCAAGAAACTTGGAGATGAGTATCAAATTACAGGCATTGTAAGCCCTTATGAAGCCGAGCAAGTACAACAGACGGTATATGAGATTAACGCTGCCAACGAAGCGATGTCAAAGGCTACGGGAACAGCAAAACAATTCAACCTTGAACTGGAAAAGCAGAAGAAGGAAGGGAAAAAAAGAGATCCTCTTGCTGACCTTTGGAAAAACAGATTGTCATTGCTTGAATCCGCCTATTCCAAGTTCAAGGATTTGAGCATTAACATAGGTAAGGAAGAAGCCAAAAAGCAGATCGAAGCCATATACGGTTCACAGGCGTTAAAACTTGGCGTAGATATTGTATATGACAAACAGGCTATTGTTGACAGTTACAACAAGGCTGCAAAGGAATTGGAAACACGTGTCCCACAGGATGCGGTCAAGAACGCAAGGAAAGCTGCCGAATTGTCCTCTGAAATTTATGTTGAAGCAGCCAAGAAGGTGATGAAGAGGATTACGGATGAGTTTGACAGATACAAGAACAAGTATGACTTTTACAGTGACATACTTGGAATAACAGGTGATTCCGAACTTGCCTTAGATCTTGCCGTTCAGTTTAGCGGTGACACATCTACTATGGCTGAAAGTTTTGCAGCAGGCATATATAACAATCTGCAATCCGCATTGGCAGGAATGAATCTTGACCTTGGCGTTTCTGTTGTGCCCGATACATCTTCATTCACCTCAATGAACCAGTATATAAATCAGATACAGGAAGCAATTAAGGGGAATAAGAATATCGGAGAAGATCAGAAAGAGGTTATCCAAGGAATGATTGATGCATGGAAAGGCTACTTTGGTGAGATGGCAAAGCAGTATGCTAATGACCTTGAAAAATATGGTGACTACTACACCCAAGTTGATATTATTAGAGAGAAGTACCGTCAAAGGATTGAAACGGCAAAGGGTATGGGCAACACATCCTTATCTTCCGCATTGCAGAAAAGCGAAGAGATGGACTTGTTCAAGCTGACCACAGACTATCAGAACTTCTTCGGTGCTGTTGAAGCGATGTCTATGGAAGCTGCAAATACCGTTGCCGACAAAGTAAGGGAAATGCTCAACAGTGCGTTCAGGTCTGGTGCTATCAGTGCAAAGGAATACATGAAAGAACTTGAACGTGTGGACAAGCAGATAGAGAAGATGATGAAGAATAACCAGTCTGACTTGCAGACGTACATGAAAGAAGGTATTGAAGGTCTGTATAACAAGCGTTATGATGCAGGAAAGTCAAAGATGATGGCAGGCATGAATGATATGCAACAGGCTATGGCTGACATCGAAAATGCTTCCAAGGCATACGAGGACGCGATGAAGAATGGTGATGAAGAAGCTGCCAACGCTGCGTTGAGTGCCAAGTCGGAAGCCAAATCAAGATATAAGAGCGGACAGGAAGCTGTCAAGACTGGTAAAGGAATGATGGCTGCCGCACAGAACGCTTTGCAGACGGTGAATCTTATTGACTTTATCATAACCAACATATACAATGCCATAAAAGCCATGCAGCAGATAATCGCATCCGTGTCCAACCTTATGGATTCTATGGGTAAGGATACTGACAGTGGTTTCATGCGAGAAATGAACCAGTTCTCGGAAGTTATGGGAGTTATGAATGAAGGCGTGAAGAAATCATGGGATTCATTCAAAAGCGGTGATTTTGCAGGTGCGATAGGTTCGGCTATATCCATGCCGCTTGATGTTATCGCTACATTTAACAGACAGCATGACAAAAGACTTCAAAAGCATATAGAGAATCTTGAATTTGAATCAAAGAAACTGACCAATGTCTATAATATGCTCGAAAAGGAATTTGAGCACATTATAGCCCCGGCAAAACTTGATGAGGTTACATCCCAACAGGTATCCAATCTGAAAGAACAGTTGCAAATTCAAAAGGATATTCTAGCAGCCGAAGAAGATAAGAAAAAGTCAGATAGAGAAAAAGTAGAAGATTACAAACAGACAATAAAAGAATTGGAGTATGAGATAAGATATTATACGGAAACGCTTGCTAGCGAATTGTACAGCATTGACTTGAAAGACTGGGCTAGCCAGATAGGTGACGCTCTTGTCGAAGCATGGCTGAAAGGTGAGGATGCTGCAAAGGCTTATAAGGACACTGTGGCAGACATTATGAGGGATGTTGTCAAAAGCTGGGTACAGCAACAGTACATAGAAAAGGCAATGCAACAGGTACAGACCACATTGTTCGGAGCAGACGGCAAAGGTGGTATGTTTGCGGATAACAAGATAGATAAGGATGAACTTATAATACTAGGAAATGTAATGGGTTCATTGGAATCAGCCTTTGCGGAAGCCGGAGGTGTAGTCAATGAGATAAACAACGCCCTTGGTGGTATGCTTACCGAAACAGAGGAAAATGCGGAAGGTCTGTCCAATGCCATTGCAGGAGTTGACGAGAATACATTCAACCAGGCATTGGGTTATCTTAACGGAATGAGATACGAAATGGTTGTACAAAGCGATCTTCTCCGTCAGTTGGTATCGTTAAATGGTGGTTCGGCAGGAACGGGAGGAACTAACATGACAGCCATACAGCAGTCACAGTTGGAGGTTCTCACCCAGCAGCTTGCCGCAACTATGGCGATAAAAACAGCACTCCTAAGTGTCGTTTCCATTGCCCCAAGGTCGGGAGGAAATGCGATAAAGGTTATAATTGACTAAAAACAAACGCCCTGCTAGCTTCACAGTTGGCAGGGCGTTCCAGTTTGATTATGAACAAAAAATCCAATCACTTGAGGTGCTTAGCGGAATCGAACCGCTGTTGTCGGTTTTGCAGACCGTTGACTAAACCACTCATCCAAAGCACCGATTGTGATGCAAATATAGAAAAATATTTTTTAAAACTAGATGGTTTCTAAGACTATTTTTGTTATTTTTGCACTAATAAACAATGTACACGAATGGCTATATCTAAATATTTTATAAAGAAAGGAAGCGATACGGCAAAGGATTTGTATGCCACATACAGGCTGTATATACTTGAAAGCAAGGGATTATGGGATTTGCCGACAAGAAAGGAAGCCTATGCCGAAAAATGGTATGACAAGAACGGTCAGAAGGTGTACGAACCTGTCACGCCTGTTTACCAGCCAACGGAAGGAAGCATAACATTTGCCGCTTTGGGAGATGTGGAAACGGTAAAGACGAATATCCGTTCGTTCTATTCATATATAACCAATGTGATACCTGCCACTCCCGGTACGCCATACGGTTCATCCTCTTTCTCTATATGGAATGATGTATGGGGAGAATCGGCAAAGCAGGTGATAAGATGCACGGGTTTTGAAACAGGCGCAAAGATGAGTTATCAGGACGTTCAGGACTTGCAGAACCCGGACCGACTTGTGTCCGCCTATACATTTTCGTTAAATTTCAGTATTGACCAACCAACGCTTTAAAGACCAATGATTTTACAGATTAAAAGAGGAAATAGGGTTATTGCGGAGAGTGCTGATTTTTCATACAGCCCGTCTTTTCAGGAAGTGAGAAAATTGACTTGTGAGGTCGTTTCCGTTGTTCCGATAGAGTTCAAGGCATACAACTCAAAGAGTGAATCGGAATACGATACAGTCGTATATAACGGTAATACATTCATCCTGTACCAAGCCCCATCGGGAGATAATCTTAACGAAGCAGGGAAATACAAATACTCCCTTCTGTTTTACGGTAAGGAGGTGCTTTTGCAGAATGTGGCGTTTCTTGACATAGTAAGCGGAACAGGTGGGGAAATAAATAAGATAAGATACACTCATGGCGGTCTGTTCCAGTTCTGGGGTGATGCAAAACAGCTTGCCGCACGTATAGAAGCAAATATAGAATCTTACAATGCGTCATTGGGTGCAGGATATACAGGCATTGGCACATGGACGCTTAATGTGGATGCAGAAGGCGAACTGACAGAGGATATGATTGACATAACCGATGGCACCAACCTGTTTGAAGCATTGAAATTTTTCTATGACAAGTTTTATCTAAACTATTATTTCTCTACGACAGCCAATGGAGGAATAATAACCATTACAGATAAGGCTAGACCGTCCGTAAACTGGACATTCAAGCAGGGTGACGGTGGGGGTGCTGTAAAAGTTTCCTCTTCCGTAGATACAAGTACACCTGTCATAACCCGAATCATACCACAAGGTGGAAGCAGGAACGTTCCGCCTGAATACAAGAAGGACGCTAAGCCTGCCGATGAATCACGTTATTGCCCGTATATCCTTCTTCCGAATGATTCCGCAGGGAATATAAGATATTATATTGACAGCGAATACGGATTGAAGAACTATGGTGTGAGAGGAAAAACCATATCAAATACATTCAGTGGGATATATCCTTCCATCAGAGGAAAAAAACTTGGTGATTTGTACCCGTCAGGACTTCCCGAATGGGATACATACAAGGCGGACGGAGAACCCGATCCTCAATCGGGTAAGGTGGCAGGTGAGGGAGCGAGCGCAGCAACACGGATAGATAAAATCATCGGGTCTACTCCTATAAAGAGTGATGATAGTGACAGTTTCTTCATTTATATGACCTCTCCAGGATTCAACCTAGGGTACAAGGTATATGAGGACGGTGATTCATCCGACAAGATAAACGACAATGTGCAGCCCCAGTACAAACCCCATGCTATGTTTGACAAGTACAGGGATTTTGAGAGTTTTGATATATATGATACAAGGGCATATTATGACCAGCCTGTAAAGGTTACTGCCACATTCTCAGGAAAAATGCTTTTCAGTGTATTGCCCATAGGAAGTGATGCTGTAGGGAAAAAGGTGAAGATTAACCTACGTATGGTTACGAACCGTGTATTGGGTCAGGCTTCTCCTTTGAAAGAGGTTGTTATCGGAGAGGAAGGTGCTACTGGTATGCTTGAAATACCTTACGACAAGACCGCTCTTGTAGGATATATAGAAAAAGGTCAGAATACGACAGTCACCATACGTGTTGAGTTCACGTTTGATTCAGATGTTCCTGCCGGAAGCTGTAAGATAGGCTTTAGTGAGGAAATGACCTGCAACATACATTTCGGTAATCAGGACGGTTCACAGGACAGGTTCTATTACAAATACGCTTCTGTGACGGATGCAGTGTTCAGTATGCGTACAGGAACTTATACGGGAACAGAATTTAAGATAAACAAAAACGGTATTATTCCTCTTTACGGTGAGGTGAACGGTGATACGGGGGAAACGGAAGAGGATGTTGCCATGTTTAATAAGGGGGCACGATATAAAATATCATGCTACAGAACGGATAGCGACAATGCCAAACTTCCGCTTTATACGGATGGTAAATCTCCTTCAATTGCAGCAGGAACGGAGTTTGTCATTCTGAATATTGTCATGCCCGAATCGTATGTGACAATGGCTGAGAACACGCTTGAAAAGGCGGCTCTTGACTACCTGTCAAGATATGACCATGAGAACCGAACCGTTTCACTTGACATATCTAGCGGATTTGTCGCAGAGCATCCTAATCTTTTCATTGACTTCATAGAAGGAAATATGCTAAAGGTAAGGGATGATGGAATAGGCGTGTTCGATTTCTCTGATAACGGTCAGATAGTGGATATGCAGTTGCAGATACAGTCTTTGGAAATTAAATATTCTAAGGAGAATATGTTTCCGTCATATTCATGCACCATTGCAAGAAGAAAGATACTGTCTTTCTATGAACGGTTGGCACAGGAAAATCAAACGGCTTCAACACAGAATACGACAAATGTAACATTAGGCGGAAGTGGTACGGGAAGCGGCGGTGGAAGTAGCAATATAACCAATGCCGATCATGCTAAATCCGCATATACACTAGACGATGATACTCCTGTGCTTAATTGGTTTTTGTCAGCACTGAATGACGATGAAGCGGAAGGTATAATCAATTTTCTTAAAGGTCTTAAGATAGCCGGGAATCTGATAAACCGCATCGTAAAGCAGGGTGACAAGGATGTCACCTACACCGATGA